CATTTTTTTACGCTCAACATTTTCCATTGTGAGCCAGCCAGGGTGTTCTGCTGTTCCTACTGACTCACGCCAGCACCATTCAAAAAGCCCCCAACCTTTATCATTGCCTCTACGCAATAGTTCGGTCATAGTTCCGTCTGGGTATTGGTGCGTACTTGAAACAACTGTCTGTGCCAAGAGTCCCCGTGAGTCCATTGGTTGACCTTGTGCCGCTTCAAATAATTCCAAGTCCATTTCGTCAACTTCATCAAGCCTTAATCGTTGAGGGTGAGGACCACGAACAGATTTTTGCGAAGCCATAAGAGCAACGATCCATGCACCATTAGTTAATGTTGTGCTGAATTTAGTCGGGTCGCCAGCAAGTAGACCTTTTGGTGCAAGAGGGCTATACCAAAGTTCATGGGTTACTTGGTGTACACGCTGAGACTGAGCAGCAGAACCACCTAGAACGGTTACTTGAGCGCCAAGAGTTGCCGCTTCAATTGCACATAGAACGCCAGTAAGTGTTGACTTACCACCGAAACCACGCGAGGCTTTCCAAATACTGACAGGGTGTCTAGCAAAGTAAGCGTCTGCTAGTGCCTCAAATGGGGCTACATGGTTTTTACAGACCCTTACTCTAGGGATATCAATACCCCAGACCGTTTTGATGTACCACCAAAGTTCATCATCGTCTTGAGGTAATCTTCCCATAACAAGGCTCATAGCAATTTAACCCTTCCAATTCTATTCTGTGCAATGAGAGCATAGTCTGGATTTAATTCAGTGCCAATAAACCTTCGTTTGTGCCTGAGTGCTACAACTGCCACTGTACCTGAACCAGTGAATGGGTCGTACACAATGTCATTTTCACGGCTAGAGGCGAGCACACAGGGTTCTGCTAGCGTTTCAGGCATAACTGCGAAGTGAGCACCCTTGAAAGGTTTCGTGGCTATTGTCCAAACCGAACGCCTGTTCTTTGTGGTCTTCTCTTGCAGTTCTTCTTTGGTTTTTTCGCCAATCCACTTAGCAGTTCCTTGTTGCTCTTTAACAACTGTCTGTTTTCCCCACCTATCCCACTTGGCAGGTTCTTCAATTGCTTTAGAGTCAAAGTAATACCGCTGATTCTTGGTAAGCATGAATACATACTCATGGGATTTCGTACAGCGATCTTTGACTGATTCGGGCATAGGGTTCGGTTTGTGCCAGATAATGTCTTGTCTCAAGTACCAACCGTCTGCCTGCAATGCCAAAGCAACACGCCAAGGGATACCTACGAGGTCTTTAGGCTTTAGCCCATTGCCAGTTCGGTTAACAACCAGTTCACGCTTGTTGCCAGAGAAGCCTGCCCGTTGTCCGTTACTGCCACGACTATTATTTCCTGCATAGGAATCACCAAGGTTCAACCAGAGCACACCGTCTTTGGCAAGAATCCGATGAACTTCACGAAACAAAAGAACCATTTTTTCAATGTATTCTTCAGGAGTTTCTTCTAATCCAATTTGGTCATCAATGCGAATAGCGCCACACTTGTGGCAATTGCTAGAACTACCGCCACGATGACCTGTCTCTGGGCGTAACACTTTCGTGCCACGCTTTGGGTCATTCCACTTAGTGTCCATTGAAATTGAGTGTTCGCAGGCTTCGTCGCCACCTTCCCATGTGGCAGTTCCGTAGTCCCTGAGTCCCCAATACGGTGGTGATGTTACGACACACTGAACCGATTCATCTTTGATCTCTTTGATTCTGTCTAGAACATTCCCGACCAGTATCCGTGCAGGCGTTCTTGAAATAGGCTTCTTCATTGCTCTCCCTTAAGTTTGGCGGGTCGGGCGCACAGCCTTACGGCAGTACCGAGTACCGCAGATTAATAGTCGTCAATGGAATACATTAAGAGGACTACTACAAACAATATCAGAATGACGGTTAAACCGCCTGTAATGGCTATCATTCTGAGTCCTGCTTAAGCCATAAAACTATGTCTTCCCACGACGAATGGATAACTGGTTGCGGAGTTGCTTCGCTACAAGGAAGAATCCCCGCCTTTTCTTCAGTTTCCACTTGAGCCTTGTAGACACTTAGTGCATTGTGCATGGCTTTTTTCATAGCGTCAAAATCCACCTTTGAAGACCTCTTCGTAGTTCTGTGTTTGTGCTGATTCGGGATTGATTGATCGGTACAAATTTTCGGCAACGGACTTCCAGTATTGACACTCTTCTATTTTCTTGGTCAATGCTTGTTGTAGTTCGTTGGCAATAGTCGCCCAATGGTCACGGGCTTTAATGTGTATTTCAATGGAGCACCTATTACATTCCCACTGACCAGTTTCAATGTAGGCTTCAGGGTTGCCAAATGTTCCTGCATGAACTGTAACAGGAGACTTGGGGTTATCGCATATTTCGCAGATTCGTTCGGGCATGACTTACCTCCAAGAACGGATACTACCAACTTTTAGAGATCAATGCGTGTATTACGCCATGCTGTAGAAAATAGAACCAGTAATCGTACCAGCGAGAACATCTACATAGATTCCATTAGGGCAAGCAATTCCATTTGTGTAGTAGACATTGGCTTGACCATTGCCAGCGCACCCCAAGCCAAGAACATGAGGACTAGAAGCAGAAGTTCCGTTGTGGATATGAACACGCTGAGCAGAACCAGAAGAATCACACAAAGTACCGCCATAGAGAACACAAGCACCAGTTACGACTTGACCATCGGTAGCAGGAATGACAATAACATCAGCGGCTGAACGACCTGCTCTTTGAATACTTACTGGCATTAGTGTCTCCTAGAAATCGTGTATCCGCCAATTATCCCACCAAAAAATTTTAGAGACAACATCAATCCACAAAAAATTTAAAATATTTCTTTGGCTACCCGTAAACGACTCGGTGTGCATTGCATGAAGAACACTCGGGGGGGGTACGAACAAGTGTACTGGAGTCATCGTAGTGCGTTGATGTACTGCTCTATAGCCCGTGCTTCATCATCAGTTCGTGGTACGACTCGGTGTAGTAGGTGCGCTATGTCGTGCAGTAATGCCCTAGTCAGTACAGAGTCCCGTGAACCATTGGCGCTAGTGTCATTCTGTTTCGTCTTCATCTGTCATGTCCTCTGTACTATCGGGGGAACTAGATGATACACGCCGTGCTATCTGTGCGCCTGCTTCCTGCAATGCTTTAATGTAAGACTCCTTGTCGCCTTCTGCTACGAACACAGTGTTCTTTGATGTATTGATGTCTATTGATTGAGCAGCACTGAGACCAAATAATTTATCCATTCTATCCATGATCGCTAGTGCGGCAGACATAGACGGTAAGTCCTTACGAACTACATCAGACCATAGGAGCATAAGCATATGTTCTAATCGTGCATAGTGAATGTTTCTAAGTTCGCTAGCGTTTTCTTGTAGGGAAGACTTCATACCGCGCATGACTGCTTTACGAGCAGCACTAGCGTCGTTGTACCCTAACTGTTCTGCTATGGCGGCATAACTAGCGCCTGCTAACTTCAATGCCATAGCACGCCTAGTCTTCTCACCCACATTCATCTTATGGCGTAACGGTACTGGTCTGTCTATGTCTATGTCGCCACCATCACTGCCATCGTTGATGATACGACCATATACGATCTCTGCCTTTATTGGTTCTTCGCTATTGGTGCTATTGGTCATGTCTTTACTCTCCAAATCATTGTCATAGTACACCACTATAGAGGGTCAGGAAACCTGCGTAAAATCGTTTCTAACAGGCTCGGTAGTACCATATGATGTTTGTGTGCCTATACGCCCTATTTACCTTCTAAATGAACCATTTTGGATATTTGATGGTCCGTTCCTAGAAGAGACTGTTGTTGCCTTTACGGGACACAGGTACAAGGGATATATCTTTATTACCTCTATGTATGAAATGATAAATGAACACACTGATCCCGCCGCACATTTCTTAATATCCGCCGAACAGTTACGGGATACGGAACAACACTCTTGGGATAATGGTCGCCTATTGGGAATTGCCCATCGCCACCCTTGGATTGAACCTCAACCATCGCAAGATGATTATGACGGTATCCATAAGACTTTATTAGGTGCAGTATGGTGTGAGGGTCAAGTGATCTGGTATGACCAACAAGGGAAACTAACGCCCATCAATTTATTTATCTAAATGCCAGTCAATATGGTCAGATAGTCTCTCGTCTACCCGTTCTACTTTAGTTTCAATCCGTTCTAGAACCTTCATGTTCGCCCCGTGTTGCTCTGTGTTTCGCTTATCAAAGCGACTAAGTAGCCACATCAACGGACCACCTACCAGCGCCACCACAATCGGCACGAACCAAGAAGACATGAGAGTGTCAGTTAGCGTTCATTGTAGGAAACGCCGCTAACGCTTCCGTGACCGCCTGCGGCAACTTATCTCCTGCCACATAGCGGATATGCCATGCTTCGGCGTTAGCGCCCGACTTGACTTCCCAACTGAAACCGAACTTGAGAGCGTTACTGGTCATAAAACCATCGCCTAGCAACCAATCAAGTCTCTTGCCTGAAGCATTGGCAACATCAATCGCCAATCCCCAGCCGTGATTACTGGTGGAAGGAGTCCCAGCAGGGGCGACACCCTTCTTCAGATACCATGTCTTGCCCTGATAGGTGCGTGTGACTTGTGGAGTACGACCAGTTGGTGCTGATTCGTAACGGGCGTTAAATAACTTGACTTGTTCAGATAATGGGCGATAAGCGCCAACATGACGCAACTCAATACCAGAAAAGTATGCAGACAGTTGTAAGCAATTCCATGCTGTCGCCGCTAAATGGTGCAATTTGCCACTAGGAGCGTTGATGTTCCGTAGCAATGCAGGGTTAATTTCGCCGTTCTTTTGACCAGCAAGATCACTAGGCATAATCAATGGGAGTACGGGATATTCTTTCATTTTTCTTCGCCTTTGCTTGGTAGGAACGCTTGGTTAATCTCTTCCTTGGTTAACTTACCATCTAATGAAGCCCGTGCCAACCGTTCAACAACTTGAGCACACGCCGCTAAACCAGCCAAACACGCCGACTGAATCACCGAAATATCTTGTTCAGTAAAAGCGTTAAGAACTGACGAACCACCAACAATGCTCAATGCTGATGTTAGGAATGTGGCTACAATTCGCCCTGCAATGTCTGTGAATTTACTCTTCATCTTTGTCTTCTTTATCTTCTGGGATCAAAAGACCCGATAACTGCACCGCTACGCCACAGATAGTGAGCAATAGACCAGTCTTGAAAACCGAACCTGTAACGGTCATCAACACGAATCCTGCACCCACAATACTCCAGCCTAGACCTACCAATTCTCTCATAAATCTATTCATTAGTCACGCTTTCTTTCTGAACTTTTGCTACTTGATGCCGCCGCCGCTGGCATTACTACCGCCGTAGCAGTAGCGGCAATGACAACTCTTCTTTGACCCACACTTACGACAGAATTCAATGGCACATATGAATCAAATTGCCCACTAAACACATCTACTTGTGCTTCAAACTCTTCTTTTACATCGTCAGGTGCGTCAGATAGTGCCACAGCAATGGCTTCTGCTTGCTCATCTGTCAATTCAGTATCATCAATACTGTCTATTAGTGCTGATACTTCTTCATTGGTTAATTCCACCAATGATTCAGGGCTTAATTCCTGCATTAATTCTTCAACAGTTGCTCCACCAATATCTTCAATCGCTGGTGGTGAAGTAGTCGTCGGGGTAGTAGGCACAGTTGTCGCAGGGTTTTCCAATGGCTCTGTGGTAATTGTGCTTGTTGTAAAGACCGTGCTTGTGGTTGTTGAACTGGGCAACGGTAAAGATGATGTAGTATTTGTCTCCACTTGCGTGGTTGGGGGAAGCACAGGGGCAATCGTCGTCGCCACAGTAGTCGTCACTGTAGTAGTTGATGGCTCTGTTGTAGGCAATTCTGGAAGGGTCGTCGTCGTAGGCACTTCGGGTGGTAGCGATGTTGTCACCTCAATGGTCGTAGTTGTTTCAGGAACTGTAGTCGTAGTGGTGGTCGTTGTCGTGCTAGTGGTAGTAGTAGTTGAGGTCGTAGTAGTTGGTGATTCCGTAGTAGTTGTTGGGGTTTCTGTCGTTGTCGTAGTAGTTGGGTCACTTTGTATCCCATTGAATGACAACTCGTACTGTACATTCCATACAACACCGTCACGCCACACATCAGGTTCGTGACAACAAGTGCTTGCTCTTAATCGGTATGAACCAGCAGGTATAAGTAAGTCAATCTTTGATTGGAGACCAGTGTAGTCGTCATTAGTGACTATTAATTCCCCCGATTCACTGTATAACCAGAGTTGTGGGTCTGACGGAAGATCGCCCGATTGATATGTCTGTGCCAAAAACTGTGTTGGCTCTTGGTAGGAAAACCAAAAGTCAGTCGGTTCAGTAATAATTGGGTTTGCTTCTGCATGAACAGGTGAGTGCATGAACATAGCAATGATAGGACACAACGGAATCAGCAAGCGCAGATTCTTAAACATTGGTCACCTCACATCATGCAGACATATACCTATCTAGTATAAGCGTTTTTAGGTGTGGTGAAAAGAGTTACCAATAACTTACGGTAGTTCGTCTGTCACTTCTGTTTCAACAATTACATCTTCAGTAAAACCTGCGAATGATTGCATCATTGTGTCAACTTCTTCTTGAGTCATTACCCTTGATGTTGTTTCGCCTGTTTCAACATTGTGTTCTACTATTGTGTAATCGTGTTCTGTTGCTATGTAATCGCTCATTATACTTTCCTATATCCGTAAATTCGTAATGTACCCTGAATAACTGAACCAAAGAGACCAGTGACGGTGAACCCTGTATACCCGACATTATTTGTATTCATTCCGCCACCGAATCCACCACCGAGTTGAAAAGTTGTTCTCTGCGTATACAAAGTGTGAACAGATAACGCTGGATAAAACATATCCATTGAAGAATGAGTACCGTTAGCAGAACTACTGCCACATATTACGCCAACCCAATAACCAGTGCCATTTTGACCATTAAGTGTTACTGTTCCCGAAGCCTCTGTGACTCTAATACCATCATAATGTGCTACACCAGTACCGCCAGTTAAAGATATTAGTGCATATGTAGTTGCTGTGCTAAACATATTTGACCACTCAAGACGGTAAACATCGTATGTACTGCTAAATACACTTGATATGGTCGTAACATTAGCGTTAAGAGTAGTAGTAGAAATATATTGCAAAGCAGGGTTAGCGGCGTAAGTATTCCAATCTTCTACTACTGGTACACCCATTGAGGGAAATGTTTTAATAGGCATTATGGTTGTTGTACTCCATATACGGTGACAGTTCCTGAAGTCATTGTTCCTGATGTTACTGCCCAACGAATACTATCGCAAGATTGTGTTGAGTTTTGTTTTCCACCGTGATGCCATGAATAAACACCAACTGAATGATGTAGTGTTGTGTGACACGAGTATTCTGTAGGGCTTGAAGTAAACGGTCTACCTAAGTTAATGACTGCTGTATTTGTGAATGGAACACTCACAGCGCAAGTTTGAAAATACGGTACTGTATTGTTGTTAGTCCAAACAGTAAGCGCTCCTGTTGTATACGCCTGATAAGCGCCACCTTGATAGTACAAACCACCAAGCCAGTTAGTACCGCCAGCGTATCCGAGTTGAAACCACCAATAAGCGTCTACTGAACCGTTGAGGTTATTTACTACAATTTTATAGTTCTGGTACACACTGCTGAAACAGTTGATAATACTGCCAGCAGAAACATTTGCTTGTGCAATATAGGTATCGCCTTTAGAAGAGAAAGTGTTTATGTCAGTTGATGTAAGTGTTGCTTCAGTAAATGTTTTAAGAGCCATTGCTATGCTTTCCTGTATCCATAAACATACACTTCACCAAAAAGCGCTATAGTAGGGTGAGTAAGTGTGAAGCCTGTATATACAGCGTTATTTTGAATGAAACCACTTTGCGACCATGCTCTAATGTTGGAAGTGCTACTAGCGTCAACCATCATTGCACTATATGAAGGTTGACTAGAAGTAGACCTAACAAGAATATCTATTACTCCACCCGAATTTCTTGAACCGTTTATAGATGTTCTTGTCATATCCCAAGAAGTCGTAGCATTAGCAAATTTAGTGACAGCCACACTAGCAGGAGTAGTAGCGACTCCTGCACTGTAATAAGCCGCACCACTGTATACAGTGTTTGTTCCTGTCACTAAGTTCATACTGCAAGTGGGAGTAACAGACGGGTCGTAAGAAAAAATTCTGTTGAAAACAATACGATATGCGTCAAATTCACTGGTGAAACAGCCAAACACTCTAAATCCATTTGAATCTGGTGGAATATAATGAGTTACATACTTCAAGCCATTGTTGTAGCAGTAAGTATTAATGTCTGACGATGACAGAGGATCATGTAAAAAAAATGTTTTAATCGGCATTATTGTATTGTCCTAACCCCTAGTTTGTCTTCATTTGAAGAGTTAACAATAGTATCACTACCAACAATAAATGTAGAATTATCAACTGCGGGAACTAATTCTAAAGTAAAGACAGCATCAGTAGGAGTAATACTAATTTGCCTTCCACGAATTTTAGTGGCATAAGTTTGAGCAGGAACACCTTTACCTGTCCATGTTATTTCTGTTCTTTGCCATAAACCGTGAGTAATTGTATATAAACTAAACAATAGTTGCTGATTGGCGGCATTGTCTGTCGCATAATTCAAAATTTGTTTTGATGAAAATGTTATTTGGTTAGGAGAAAATCTAGCAACTGCATATCTAGTTGCGTATTCTGTTGCTAGAGTCAATGCAGTTGCATCGGAAATTGTGGCAACATTAGAATTAGATATAGAACGATTTCCATATGCAATTTGTTGAGTTGTATTTGTAAAAGTTTGCGGTGTTGTTGCGCTTGTTGCTCTTCCAATTGTTGATTGATTAATAGTATCAGGAACATTGTATTCAATACTTAAATCGTTAAATGGGAAACTTGAAGAGTTAATAGATTTTATATCATTGAATTTGAATACTGCCGTATTTCCTACCACTGAACCTCCTGGACCAGTGAAGACAGAATAAGTTCTTTTAAGACCTGGGAGATAGTTAACTTGATACCCAGCATATCCAAAAGTAGGGTCTAATCTCATTGTGCCTCCCCACATGGTAAACATATTCATTGGCATAATCGCTGTGTTCAAAATATCCATTGAAGAACACGAAGAGAATGTAATGCCATTTGAATATGTGCTTCTTTGTTGCCCTGCATAATTTCCTGATGTATTGGCGTAACTCATGTCATTCAAAAAACAGTGATTAGGTGTGTCACCTAAACCAAGATCGGGAAATACCACTTTAGGAGTAGGAGTTGCTGCGTTCCATGCGTTAGCCGAACCATTAATCAAATTCAATGCAGTGTTAACTATGAACTCAGTAGTTGAAGACGCTGTGGTAAAAGAAGAGACAAAGTTTTTTGCAAAACACGACATAGCGTCTTGACAAGTAAATGTAACAGTAGAGGTCAAACCGTTGTCTTCTAAGGTGAAGTTAGTTATGAATCCGTGAAAAACACCTGCTGTTCCTGTTGCAAATACTCCTGAGGTAGCAAAGTTTGTGGGGATAGTAGCGTCAATAAAAACTGCTTTGGTGAACCAGTCAGTTGTTGAATAAGTGCCACCACCTCTAGGTGTAAAAGCACCGTCGTTATTCTGAAGTGTAATAGTTGCTGAACCTACACCGAATTGACCAACTGGTGCTCGCTGGTTTATGTCAATTTTTAAGACACGGGAAGTTAAGTCTGTAGTTGAACTTACATTTCCGAACTTAAAAGACCAAGTGGTTGTAAGAGGCATTATCGCACCGTTGCCGTTGTACGAATAGGGATTGCACCAACTCTACGCTGATAATCCTGCAATGCAGTGACAACCAACTGACCCAATTCTGGACCGTTTGCACCAACACCAGCATTAATAGTAATTTGAACAGGAGCAGTAGCAGTTACGCCAACAGCACCAGCACCACCAGCAACATTTTGCTGAAGTTGGTAGATCAAATTGGCAAGAGTTGTGTTCAAGTCGTTCAATGCAGGAACAAGAATGTTTACCTGATCTTGGAAGAATTTAATGTCTCCACCAAACATAATGTCGCCAGCGATAGAACCAGCGCTTTGTGCTGACTCTTCAAGTTGTGAACCCAAGTTTTTGTAAGTAGCAATATCATCAGGGCTAGATTTCAAAAGCATCTCGCCAAAATTAGTACCATCAATAGGACCGCCAGCGATCACTTGCTGAATTAAGAACGGTGGGAATCCAGCATTTTGCAATCGCTCAAGCACACCCTTGAACTTTTTAGCCGCATCAATAGCATTAGCAAGTTTTGACTTAATAACATCTGGCGTAGTGAAGTCGTTAATGTTGAGTTGAGCCATGCTACGAATATTGTCAGCAACACCCTGCTTTAATGAATCTCTAGCAGAGATAGAATTGGCTAGGTTTTCGTTTGCTTCATCTAGTCGTGCTGAAACTCTATCACGATCTTCTGCTACTCCAATAATCTGTTCGCCTAACGCCTTAATTGCATTGAAAAATGGGGCAGAATCGGCAACTTGTGTAAGAGCAAGTTGTTGTGCTTCATCAAGAAGTGTTGCGATAGCGTCTGCAATTTCTTGTGGTGAAGAAACAAACAGTGATTCTGCCCAATCTTGCGAAGTGTATGCCGAAGCAAACTCTTTGATACTTTCAATCCAATCTTTAACCCAAGCAAAAGGATCGTCAGATTTAGAGCCACCACCACTACTTTTTTCAGTTCTTGGCTTGACAGCGTTTAGAGCATCTAACATTTTTTGTAGCGGGCGCATTTCATCTAGCATTTTTTTAACATACTGAACATTGCCACCCGTATAAGAGGCAATAGCATCTTTAATAACTTTAATTTGTGCTTGTATTTGCTCTATGTTCAATTTCAAAGCAATTTGAATTTCAGGCGCAAGATTGTCAAGAATACCTAAACTCGCAACAAGACCGTTAATTTGTTCTGTTGTGTAGCCAGCCTGAGCCGCTGCTCCCTTAAATTCACTAACCATTTGCATAGTTCTTGAAGTAACATCTGATTGTGACATTCCAAGAGCATCAGCGTTATATATCATTTCTGCAATGCCATCGCTTAAGTCATAAGAAGCAAGTTGGAGATTTTGAAATGACTTTTCGCCAAAAACAATGGTATCAAACATATCTTCCATTTTTTTATTGAAACCACTTAAGAACCTATTCCATTGAATGAGACCATTGGAAGCACCATTCATTGCTGCCGTAAAGTCTTCAAGTGAAGCGGCGGCTCCCTTTGTAGTGTCGTACATAGAATGAAGAATTGATACAGCGTCAGTTAACGGAACATTTGCACCTTCAGTTTCAGCGGCAATACGAGACTGAACATATTCCAATTGAGCACCAGCAAGTGCTTCTGCTTCTATAGCACCGCGAGCAGCGTCTGTTGCTACTTTCAAAATGTTTTGGTTCAAAGCAATGCCCTTAATATCATCACTCATTTCTTTGTAACCGGGCATGGCTTCAGTCATAGCCTGCGCTTGAAGAAGTTGAGCCGCAGTCAACTTGCCTGAACCAACCAGCGCTTGCCCTTGCTCTTCCGCCATCTTTGCAAAGTCAATATTTTCAAGGTTATCTTGAACAATTTCAAGCGATTCAGCAACAGTTCTTAAAGAGCCATTCCAATTGAAAACAGAATTTTCAAGATTCTTAAAGTTATTGTCGTCTGTTGAGTTAATGTAATTTGCCATTGCTATGGCTTGTGCTTCAGTAGCACCCTTAGCAATAAGCGTTTTCTTAGCGTACTCTTCAAAGTTTTGTGCCGCAGACTTAATTTCTTCCATTGACGCTGTTTTACCTAGCGCACCAAATGCACGAACAAGTTTATCTGACTCTTCACCAGACTTAAACAATGCTTCAGAAAGAATGTCAGAACCGTCAGCGCCTGCTGTTAATGCTTCTTTGTTTTCAAGTAGAGCAATTGTTTGGTCTTTGATTGATTGTGTTAGTTCTTTAGTGCGTTCATCAGTAACACGCTGTTTAGCACCATATGCCTCAAACGCCTTCATAACTAATTCAATAGCAACTATTAATGCGAGTAATGGTAGTAATGACGCTGCGAAAGATTTGACAGCAGCACCCATAGCCTTGAAGCCAGCAACAGTACCCATACGGAGAGCCTGCATAGCAGTCAAATTAGCACCGTATCCATTGGCTAATTTTTGCTGATAAGCGATAGTGTCTCTGATACCTGAAACAACACCTCTTAGGCTAGTCATAAGAGCAGTGCCTGCTTTTGCTACGCCTTCTGTGGTAGTGCCAAAGAATTTTTGTTTAATTGCTAGAACGCCTAAGACAACCACAAGAGCCTGAGCAAGCGTTTTATTTTCTGCAAACAGTTTCAATATCGGAGACAACGCTATGCTAACTATTTTGACAGCGCCGACTACAGCCATAAATGCACCAGCAACTGCAAGGAGGAAAGGCTTTGAAGCACCTATTCCGTTGCCAATAGCACGGGCGAGGTCGTACATATTCCCAACAAGGCTTTCAAGTGTTGGTCCGACAACCTTAAGGAACTTGCCAATTACCTCACCTGCTTGTTTCATTCCATTTGAAATGTTCTTAGCAAGATTGGCTGCACCTTCCTGCATCTCTTTAGAAGACAAGAAGTCTGCAACTTTTAACATTGTTTCACGAAGAGCATCAAAAATAGGTCTACCAATTTCGGCAACTGTCATTTGAACGAAGTCTTGAACCGTTGACAATGCCCCCATCATTGTCTTACTTTGAGCATCCATCATTCCGCCGAAGTCTTTAGCAAGACCATCTAATATTCCTGTAACGGCAGTAGCAGCGTCAATCTCACCCTTCTTCATCATGTTCAAAGCCTGCGGAATCGTTCCTCCAATAACATCTGCCATGTATTGGTAAGCAGGAACGCCTACTTCTGCCAACTGCATTAACTCTTCAGACTGAACACGACCTTTAGCCTGAATTTGACCCAATGCCCGTTGAATTCTTTGCAATATCTCTGGTGATCCACCAAGACCTGCGGCAGCGTCACCGATAGCGGTCAAGCGTGGTAGCAAATCTTTTGCCTCAACACCCATTGCCATCATTTGCTGGGTAGTTCCTAGCAAGTCCTTGAAGTTGAATGGAGTACGAGCGGCAAAGTCCTGCAATTTTCCTAGAAGTTTTTCTGCGTTTTCTGCACTACCTGCAAAGTGAGTAAAAGCAATGCGTGATTGATCTAACTGTTGGTTAAAGTCAACGATTGCAGTTCTAGCGGCATTGAAAATAGATGGGAGAATCATCGTAGCGCCAATAGCAGCCATGCTTCTAGCGACAGTTGATTGAAGTTTCTTAACGCCAACTGCAATAGTGTCTAGTGAGGCAGTAGCCTGCTGACTACTGGTAGCAATGGCTTTAGAACCATTTTGAACACTACCTACAACGCCGTTGAATGAGGTTTGCGCTTGACGCATACCCGAAAGGAATTGGGAAACATTCGCACCAAGTGTTGCTGAAATTGAGCCAACTTCTAATGATGCCATTTTCTTCCTACTTCCTTCTTCTTGCCTGCTCGTGTTCCCAAGCCGTTAACTTGTCATGTGAAAGCCAACCTATAAACTCATCTGAACTTAAAGGTTTGTGACTGGCAGAACCGAAAAGCAATTCTTCAACGGTTCTGCCGAGCCTTTCAGCAAGGTGAAAGTAGTATCGGTACTGTGGGTCTTCTAGTTGCCTTTTCCCTCGTCGTCAACAGCGTTAGTAACCATGCCAGACATTTTCATTGCCTTCTGTGCAAGAAACTCAATTGCTGCTGCTGATTTTTCCTGAAGCATTGCCATGTCTTCCATGTCAAATACGGAAGCGCCAGTCTCAGGGTCAAAAACAGTAGCAATAATCAGCATTGGGTACAGTTTGTCTAGATCAATACCACCATCGGGAAGTGTTGCTTTAGCGAGCATTTGACTGCGCTTAACGGCAGACATTGTGCGTACTTCAACATCAAGATTCCACTGAGGAACTGAAATGATTTCTTTGCCAATATCATCAGCGGCAAAGATTCGGTCACGAAGGGACATGGGACACTCTCTTTTCTATTTGGTTGTTTTAATCAGTATGTGCCGCGGGTAACTGCACCCGTGACTTGTAACTCAAGACTGAAGGTTACCACATCACCGACTGGTGCGCTGACATCGTAAGAGGTCGCATAGCACTCGCCAGTGTATTTGATGTTGCTGACAGTTGTGCCAGCAGGACCGTACTGAAATGAGAGGCTTGCTGCTTGACCAAGGACTGCCGCAATATGTGCGTCAACAGTGGAATCCCACTTACCTGACAACGAGATGCTTGAATCCTTAAGACCCACAATGTACGACTTACTTGACGAACCAAAAGTGGTTGTCTCTGCCGTTTCAATCGGTTGTGGGAATGACACATTGTCTAGATAAGACGAAATGTCCGTGAGAGTACCACCTGCGTTATCTAGGCGGAAGTCTGCTGATTTTCCATGTACAAAAGCCATAATGGTCTCCTATTTATCGGGCAAAAGCAACACCAATTGTTGCCGAGCCAGTTCCTGCGCTTAATGTGTATTGGGAACGAATATATCGGTTGATAGTCGTACCCGCTGCCACCTCACTGCGCTGTGAAGTGGTAGAAGCGATGCCGACAGTGGTGAAAGTAATCAAGTCGGCAAAAGTTGTGTTGTCGGTTGAGTGTTGAATCTTGACAACAAAAGTAGCAGAACGGGTGTTAGCCGTAACATGAACATGACCAACAGCAAGAGCACCAGCAGTTGAAGTTGAAGAAGTGGTATTGTCAACGCTTGTTCCGTTGCCAGTAGCAGAAATTGCAGTGGTGATTAGTTGAAGACTAACGCCTCGTTCAACGCCACCAGTAACCTGATATTCGGCGCTTGTGGCAACTACATCGCCAACGGGTGCAGTGATATCAAATGAAGTCAAGTGAGCACTTGCCAAACGGCAAAATTTACCGACAGCAGTACCATCAGGAAACACTGACAAAATGTTAGAGCCAGCCATACCTGCGGTTAAAGCGTCATCAATAGCACCAGTAGCACCGTCATACATACCAGAGGCAGATACAGTAGCGTCTTGAAGACCTACAATGTATGACTTTGAGGAAGCACCAAATGCAGTTACATCGGCAGTTTCAACGCTTGCCGAAACCGAAGCATTGTTTAGGTATGAAGAGAGGTTGTAAGCGTTCATCAAGAACACTGTGCCTTTACCATGAATAAAAGCCATTAGACTTCTTCTCCTGCTTCTTCTTCAACAGGTGCTGATTTCTTCTTGCTACCTGATTCAACTACTTCAATGATCCCCTGCTCAAGCAACCACTTGATAGAACTTGAAGGAATATCAGAAACAACATCGCCAATTTCAGCCCTCTTGTTGGGCGGATAATCAATTCCATTTAATACTTTGTAAGTAGCCATCTTGTCTCCTAGACAATGCCCAAGTAAGCACTGTATAGGGCAAGGTCACTAGGACACGGCAAGAGCCTTACAAAGCCACTTAGGGCATGGATTCGGTTGTCCTCAAAGCATACAGTAACTTAGTGAACGATTCAAGTGGTTTGCTGATTCTTTGCTTTACATCTTGTGCAGACAATAACCCAAGGTCTAGTTAAGAGTTCTGCCAGTAAGCGATTACAGCGCCAACATCGTGGGGATTCATCACGACCAGCAGACTCAGCGTATGGGTCGGTCATGGCGTAACCCTAATTACACGAAAATTAGTGGTGAAAAGCACACGGCGATTAGAGTCTCTATCCATCACGGAAGGATTAGCAATAGCCTGAATACGCAGGTAGTTTACTGAATTGATGGATTGGTTTGTTATCTGAGTGAATACCCTGTAAATAGTATCGGCAAGGGTATTACCCGTAGAATATGAAGCATTTCGCACAATTACTTGCAATTCAGGTCGCTCAAGAATTGGCAAATTATTCGCACCTAGTGTGAAGTCGGGGGATACCCCACTATTTTCAAATAGAGCAACACAATTTGATGGGGTTTCGGGAAGAATACCCAAGAACAAGTCAGTGCCAAGAGTAAGTGCTGAATTCGTGTCTAGGTAAGCGCCTAGATCGTCTAACATTCCCATTACGGTGTTCCTATGCTCTTACGCATTAATTGGCGAAGTCTTATGTTCATGTTAGTAGACATTCTATTGAGAGGCTGTGACAGATACTTGTTTTTGCCTTGACCATACGACTTAGGGTATTCGTGAACCTTGAGTGCGTATGGCGTATTGAAGCCTATTTCAACAGTTATTCTAGTCGGCGTTTTAACGGGCTTATTAACGAACCCTGAACGACGCAGAGCACCAGATTGAACTGGCACATAAGCAATTTTAGCGTTGGTCATTACCTCTTCTGCGAACATATACAAAGCATTAGCCAAGTCGTTAGTAGTGGCATTACGAACTTGAGTAAAGTTATTTGTTACTTTGACGCTGGCATTTACTTTCATGTGAAACGAACCACACTATGCTCTAGCCCAACTACTGATGTATGGGTTTCTATACTGGCAATTTCGGGAACAGTGCTATCTGACAAGGTGATTTTGTCTCTAACTGTCAGTGTCAAGTCGTTAATATAAGCAACTCTAGAAAAAGTTTCTTCATTAACAGTTACAGTTTGTGAAAGCGTTCGGTTTGGTTCAACATACGCCGCAACAGTACGAGGAGTCCCGTAAGAATCTTCCCCATAGTTATTCTTTGCTACAAATGGGGCAATAGTTACGGTGTGAGGGAAGAAACTTAGTAACTGCTTGTCAATAGCCATCAAGTATTCCTATATTGAGGCTGTGTGTAGTCGTCGGTTGGGTAGGTACGGCGGTTATCCATAATACCCTTACGGCTGAATGTGGTCTCACGATCAGTGTCAAGTTCAACGGCTTCTTTCTGGGCAATTTTGTATCCAGAAATGAATGGGCGAACAGGAGTAAGAATGTCACGGGCTAAGAAAGCATTAGCCATCTCGTAGTATTGGTTGTACTTAGCCGAAAAGTCTGCTGAAAGCCCACCAATATTACGGTTCATCAACCGAGCAAACTTGGCGGCAATGGCAAAACAAGATTCTGAACAGATACGAAGCAATGTGATTTGCTCTGCAATTTGATAGTTAATTTCTTCATTGCTAAGTAATTGGTCGGTTGTATCGGTATCGCCAATAAGAAAACGAACTTCATCAAGAGCCGATGCCGATGGGTTACCAGAATATGTCCAAGTCATAACTACTCCAAATAGATTCTTGCACCTATTTTAGAGCATGAAACCCAAATGTGAAAGTGTTATTACTTTCTTGTGGGGATAGGGCGCTTTTTCTCTGGCACGATTGCCTGCTGATCTTCGTCTAGATCAATGATACGGCGACCATCTTCATCAGGTGACGGAAGGGTAGCGCCGTGTGGCAGAGGGGCAATATAGCGGTGTTCAAGCAATGTTGAACGGGAGCGCCATTCGGTAGTGTCAACTACTTCGCCACGAACAAAACGGCAATTGTCACCGCTAAATGGGCGGAGTACAACGAACCAAAATGTCTTAGGTGAAATTGCTTCAATCAAAGGGTCTTTAGTAGGCATGATTCAGAGTGTAGCACAATCATTGAAGAAACCGTGCATTACAAGCCCAAAGCAAGAGCCATAGCGTCGTCGTGAGACATATCTGCTGGCGCTTTTTCGTAAATTTTCTTTTGTTTAGCGGTAAGAACTTCCCACTCAGCGTCTTTTTCTTTTTTAGTCTTCTTCTTAGTTGGCTTAGGTGCAGTTGGCGCTTTAGCAGGTTTAGGAGCAGTTGGCGCTTCGGCTAATATTCTTCGGGCTTCTCGCCTTAGAATTTCTTTGGTTGACCCTGCTGAACCAGGCTTAGGAGTTGTAGGGTTTTGAGTTGAAGGTTTGCGAGTTGAAGATTTGCTACCACTTTTTGCTGATGCAATTTCTATTCCAGCACGAATTCCTAAGAATTTAGCAAAACGATCAACTTGATGGCTAAGAGCGCTATCCATTTCTGTGTCGGCTCTTTTTTTACCAGTTTTAACATAACCTTCGTTACCGCCAACTGTAGAAACCCATTTTTTACCCTCTTCTATACCTTCAAGAACTTTTTGTTGAATATCAGGTATATCTTTAGGGTGAAAACGCTTAACTCTCTCAGTAAACCTATTATTTAGGGCTGTTAATACTTCTTGCGATTCTTTTGGAAGAGAACTGTCAATCTTGACAGCAGGCTTTGATAACAATGCTTTAGCCTGAGCATCAAGAGCATCAAGGCGAGACATCGTTGCAGCCATACCTCCACCACCACCAAACCGTTGAATGTCGGTTTTTATTTCATCTACTTGCCGTTTGGCTTTACCAGAACCGCCACCTTGAGAGCCAGCAGTAGGGTCTTTGGGGGCAGCACGACCACGACTAGCCCTACGAGTCCACTGATTGCCACGAAAAGGGTGACCGTCATAGTCTCCTTTGGCAATTGATAAAAGCGCCTGTAAGCGTAAGCCTTCTAGGTCTTTCATGGTGATTACTTACGAATGAAAGTAACCGCTGTGGCTGAGTCGTAACGAACCAAGAAAGTACCAGACGAAGCGGCAGAAACAACTGCCGAACCGACAATAGTTACTCCCGAAGCACCAGCAATCAAAGTAATTGCATGAGTAGCGGCGGCAAGGTTAACGACTGTGAATTCCGTACAATCGCCAACATTAGCGTCAGGCAACAAAGCAATGATTTGAGCACCAGTAGCAGTTGTCAAGTTACGACCAGTAGTAGGCGTAGCACTGACAACTGTGTTCGTGACAATGTGAGCAGCAGTAGCAACCATTGAAGCACCATCAGCAACAGTTGCCGAAGTACGCTTCACTGAATGAATACCTAAGTTACGACTAGGACCAGATGAGACAATCCCACCGAAAAGTCCTAGACCTTTAGTAAAACGATTCATTACGACCTCCTAAGGTCAGGCTACGCAACTGCTGAAGAAGTACCCAAGATCAGACGAAACGACCTTGTAATCCCAAGCCATTTGAGCCTCAATGCGGTCTGCACGAAGTTCTGGGCGACGGAAGCGAGTAATTCCGATGTTCTGACCCATTCCATCGCTTACGCCACGCCATGCGAACTGGTAACCAGCCGAAGGAGTAAGCAAGCCAGGTGATGGTGCAACATAGTACAAGGCGGCGTTCTTGCCATGAACCTGAGCAAACGAATCCGAAGCACCTTCAGCGCCACTGTTCTTGATTGCACGGGTAACGAGAACACGATCAACACCGAACAAACGGCTTAGGATACCTTCGGCAGGCACTTCAGACGAGGTGTACTTGATACGGTCAACTACATCAGGGTGGTGGCGCAATTGACGGAACACATCGTAGCCAAGAACAAGAGTGTTCGGCATGAAGCCAGTGCTTGTCAACATTGTACTCTTACCTGCTTCAATGTCTTCAATCGGGTCAGACGAAGTGTAGTTGCTCCACTGCGTGAAGTCAGTTGAACCTACCTTGTCGGTTGCCCAAATGCCAGTGGTGAAATACTTGGCACTCCAGTCAATTTCCTGACGAAGAAGCATACGCTGGGTAACGAATTGCGTAGCGTCACGATCAGGGTTCAACGGCGAGTCACTGTTAGCACGAACCTGATCGTCAATGTCCTTGTGGAAAGCATAGACGAGAGTGCTATAGGTGTCAGTGGTCAAGCCATAGCCAGAACCTGCTGATTCGGTTGCAGGAGCACGAAGCGCTGCTTCATCACGGAACCAGTCACCCTTTGCATACTTGAAATACTTGTCGCTCTGCTTCTCAACTGGCACAGTCGGGAAAACTTGGTTAGCGATGAAATTGCCTTGGTCTTGAATGAAAGCAACCGAGATGTTAGTCAAGATTGCGTCAACATGAACCTGTGTTGATGTGGGCTGAGGCATGGTTTAACTCCTAATCAGGCGGCTCGGCTAGGAGCGACGCAGTTAATAACAGCAGTACCGATTACAGCGGCTGCTCCAGTAGTCGTGAGCATTTGCCCAACGATGTACTTCGTGGTGTCAGTGCCAGCGGTATAAGCAGCCGCTTGACCATCTGCACTCGTACCAATTTGGTTGCCAGCGGTCAATCCTGCATCTGAGGAAACCTTACTAACACCGACAACAGTGACTTCTGCAACTGAACCAGAGGCAGGCGTGTTCTGAAGAATTCCTACAGGAATGTCAGTAACAGCCGCACAAACGACTGCCTGACCTGAAGAGTTCAACTTCACGAAGTAAAACTGCTTGGCAGAAAGGTCTGCTCCAGCAACAAGTGAAATTTTAAGTGGTTGTGACGCTTGAATTGCCATGATTAGTTACCTCGTAAGTAGGCTGTGTAAAGGTTGGGGTCTGATTCTAAAGCCTTGGCAATTGCCTGCTCGCGAGTCAGATTTGGTGTGGTAGCAAGAATTCGTTCTGCGGCTTTGTTGATGGGGCTAGTTGCTCCATCATTGTCAAAGTCACCCGACTTGCCCACTTCAGTGAAAAGGTTGCTTTCGGCAAGCGCCGAGTTAGCGGCACTGAGAACTTCCCAAAGCACCTTGAACTGTTCACTAGAAACTGATTCGGCAACACCCTTGAGAACCTTACCGAATGAATCAGATTCAATTGGCAATGCGTTAAGGGTAGAAGCCTTGCTAACAAATTCACGCTCAAGACGGAAATCTCGTTCCGACTTAGCAATGGTTTCTGCGGCTTTTGCTCGTTCTTCAAAAGACTTGACGAGTGCCACGATCTGAGGGTCTGCCGACTTCATAATGTCTTCTTCTTCGGCAACAACTTCAACGCTTTTAGCCAGTTTTTCAACTTGGTCAAGGAGTTCTGCATTTGCAGATTCAAGTGCTGAAATGTATTCAAAAACTTCGTTCGGAAGATCAATAACATCTTCTGAGGTTTCTTCATCAAGGTCGTCGTCTTTACGAACTGGGCGACCACGACGCTTCATACCCGAACCCTTTTTCATAGGCTCTTCGTCTTCCATAGCAGCAATTTCCTCTTCGGACATAGCCATAATTTCTTCGTCGGTCATGGGCTTCATTTTCTTCTTCATGCCCATTTTTCCGTAACCTTTGTCAACTTCAGTAGTCACTGATTGCTCCTGTTGTTCGTCGCTTTTGAAAAGTACCACTTTACTCAATTGATTGGCAGGGCGAGTAACAAGACTAATCTCGTCAAATTCCATATCAGTCAACCGATTCATTACAGAGCAAAGATACCAACTAGAACAGGTCAGTACAAGTATTTGACAAATATTTTTTTATTACTCTCCCAAATTATTCGGAAGTTTTATATTTGCCACCACGACGCTTGTACTCTTGAACCAACCAACCATTGGCGTAAGCAGATGGGTAAACATCAAATTTTGCTTTAGCCTCTGCCTTTACTTTGTTGTAAAGTTCAGTATTTACAGGAATATTTTCCTTTTTAATGGTCTCAACCATAATTGGCTTTTTGTCTTGGCGTACCGTTTTTGATTCTGCACGACGCTTACGACTAATGGCAGACTTAATTTGTTCAGGAGTCATTCTTTCTGCACGGGCGGCAGGTACACATTTAGGATAATGACCTTTATGAGCATCAGGGCGACCACAAGGTTCGTAGCCACCGCCTTCTTTTGGTCGTGAAATGTCAACCCACTTCTCGTCAAACCATTGGGTAAGACCGCCACCTTTTTTAAGGAACTTCTCGCCTTCTTTGAAATCACCTGCTGAAAAATCACGACCAAACACTGCTTTCATTCCTACCTCATTAACAAGCAGGTCTAAAAAACCAGCGGTAGTAACTACTTGACCGCCCATAGAAACTTTTTTGCCATTGACTAGAAGAGGTTCATTTGAAGCACCATTTATCTGAAATTCTTCTACTGCTGCTTCCACTAAAGGCTTTAGACCATTTGCAACTTGCTCCCCTGCTTTTTTAGTTAAAAGCCCCATTATTTCTTTTGTTCTTGCGGCAATAGCAACACGAGTGTGCTGATTTCCCCTAAAAGGGTGTCCTACATAATCGCCTTTTTTTACATTTTCGTATCTAGCCAAGAGGCTTCTTCCCTTTGCGGCAAGTTTGGCGGCATCGCTACGATTCTTCGGAACTGGTTCTCCCCATGCGTTTGCTGATAATGCTAGGCGTGTTGGTTCGCCTTTATCATTAACCATTGGACCGCTTGGGTTTGTGAAGAAGCGAGTAAGGAAAGAACCTTTACGGCGCATTTTTTCAGGCGTATCTGCCGCACCAGTAACTCCAGGCTTCAAGTTAGAACCAGTTTCACGATTGTACTTAGCACGACCAGCGGCAGTGAGACCACCTTTAGGGTCTTTCAATGGTTGGGCTTTGGTGATACCAACCATTTCGCCAATGTCGCCTAGTTCTTCGCCATTCTCTCCATCGTCTTCTTCACTGTATTCATCGCCTAACCATTCATCAACTTCAATGTCACTATCCTGAATAGTCTCAAAGAAAGCCTTCATGTCTGCGGTAAGTTGTGCTTCTTCTTCTTCTGTGCGTGGAGTAAATTCAATCACGATTTAGCCTTTCCTGTAAGCGGTCCGAATTGCTTGACTAATCCAGCAAAGATCGTGGGGTTGATGTAAGAGGTAAGTGCCATGTTCGGCGTATTTCCTAGTAACTGTGCCACTTCTTTACCGATAGACATACGCAATGCTCTTGCTTCTTTCATCGTAGTCGGTGCTGGTGCTGATCTTAGCAATGCAAAAGCCTGTCGTGTTGCCAATGCAGTTCGTAAGTCTTTGAGGCTAAAGTCTTGGCTAGTGTTCTGCTTCAAATACTGATTCACTTTAGTTGCCGAAGATTCAAATAGTGGGGAGTCACCGCCACGCTTACCTTTTGCCAACTGTGCAGTCATTGCCTTAGCAATTTCAGGGTCTCTAGAAACGAGTTTAATCTTCACGCCTTTTTTACCTGTGAATTCAAATGTAGTCGTATTGCCACGAACGGTAACATGACGGCGTTGAAGAGTAGTAGCACCAAACGCTGTTTCTGCACCACCAGTATCGCCAGTACCTCCTGGTCTCAAGCCCATCTTGCGAATCAATAAACAAGCAACTGCCTCGTCTTTTCCAGCCGCTACATCACGCTTTAGTGCTGAATCTAACTTAGTCAGTGTTTTTTCAACATCTGCTACTTGAGCAAACTTTGCTTTAGAAGTCTGTTCTTTGTGTGCTTTGGAATAGCCAGATTGAACACGCCCCTTCTCATCAATTCCTGTCACTTGTAGCCTGCTAGATTTTGACTTAGCCACATGAACTTCAGACCATGCAGGAGCAACAACTACACCTTCTTTTCTGATACGGGCAATGTCTGCTGGGGTTGCTCTCTTCATTCCAGCGGCAGGTTCACGAACTGGTTTCCCTGCTTTAATATCCGCCATAATGCTGGCATGAGAACGGCTTGCACTGGCGTATTCATAGTGAGCACCTTCTCTTGGTGAAAGGCTACAGTATTCCCTTGTTTGTGCTTCACTAAGACCCCTATTAACAACACGGCGAGGCATACGAGCCAACATCATCGCTTGATCGTGGCTGTAATCTTGAGGAGCCTCGCTATATATGATCTTACCTTTATTGTTTAGTGATTCCCATTCCGCATCTTTTTCCTCTTTTGTTTTCTTTGGCTTTGCTACTTTTCCACTGCCACCACCTTGAAAACCACTCGTTGGGTCTTTAGGTGCGGCACGACCAACCATTCCCCCAATACCCATTCCACCACGACCTCTAACCCATTGGTTACCACGAAATGGGTGACCAATGAAGTCGCCCTTACCAAGCAGTTCTTGAGCACTTGCTTCATATGGCTTACTAACAGTTCTACTAACGACAACTTCTCCAGCAGATAACGGTGTCCAATGTTGGTCAAAAGCGCCCCTTACACCTATTGCTAATTGCATAGCAACATCGTGAGACATATGCTCAGGTGCGTCTACATACCTTCTTTTTTCTGGTTCAGTTAAAGAATCCCACTCTTCGTCTTTTCGTGCTTTTGTTTTATGTTTAAGCATAAGGTCAGTAGTCAGGCTGAAACCTTCTCCATTGTCTGCATTAGAACCTGCTTTAACTTTTTTCGCTTTAATTGCTTTAATTTCTGCCATCATTGAGGCAGTGCTTGTATGACCAGATGTAATCATTGATTGTTGAGCAAAAGACAAACCTTGTAATTCTTTAATAAGCGCAGGGGTAAACTTAACTTTTGGTGATACTCCTGCAATGATTGGGTGAATACCGTCAACCCTATAAGTTTCGCCACCTGATTGAACAGTAGCAGAAACAGACTTCATTTCTCCTAGAACTTTTTGCTTCCACATTGGCGAAGAAGGATTTTCAAGGTCTGGGTGAGTAACAGTAGCAGAAGGTAACTTGCGTGTTACTTCATTAGTGGGGGAAGCCCCTTTTGTTCTCTTAGTAGTTACTTCTGCTGATTCTTTAGAAAATAAAGCGTCAGGGCTACCTTTAAATTCTTTTAAGAATGAGTCTAACCGCTTGTTTACATCGCCAAGATATAGTGCCTTTTTTGCAGCACTATTAACTGCTCCTGCTTGTTGTGCTTGAAGTTCTGAACTTGCGCCATAGTCTTGTGCTTGAATTTTTCTTGAACCACGCGCTGCTGTAGCCAAAGACTCTGCTTCTTGCGCCCGTAACTTAGCCTGAATTGAATTTACTTCAGCCAATAGACTTCTGTTACGAATTCCTAAGAGTTCGCTATCTGGTTGGTCTGGTCTACGCTTAAGAGAAAGAACATTACTTTGTACTTGCGTTAAATTTCGGTGAACAGTGTCAAGCATACTTTGAGTGTCTCTGTATAAAGAACGACCTTCTGACGCTTGTGTACTATCTTTAGCGCCCATAGTTAAGAGATCGTCAACAGCCGTTCCTGTTTTTCTTCCGTGTGCTGGCAATCCTGCTTCACGAAAACCAAGAGGTCTATCATTGGTAATTTTAACTGTTGGGTTAACTACGCCACTTCCACCACCTTGAGCACCTGCGGTTGGGTCTTTTGGTGCTGATCGCCCTGCCATACGACTTACGCCCATTCCCCTAGTCCACTGGTTACCTCGGAATGGGTGTCCTACAAAGTCACCCTTCTTAAGAGACATATCCATAGCCATACGCTTTTTCTTCAAGCGTCGCTTTTTACTTGTCATGGCAGAATTCTTAACTGCTCCCATAATTGCGTCTACATGAACATCAGAAGAAGTCGGGTTGTCTTTTGAAATTCCCACTTAGATCACTTGTCTTTGCTCTTGTTCTTTTGTGCCTTGGTCAATGTCATCAAAAGTTTTTTAGAAACACGAACACCGTCAAATTTCTCTTCCTGCACTTCATCATTCTTTTCAATTTCGGTATATTCACCGTCTTTTAGAATGTTTTGGTTTCGTTGACCAGTCCCGTGTACAGAGAATCCTGAATACTGACCCTTTTTGACTTCTTCCCATACCCGTTCATCATTGACTCGGAAACCAATCCACCAACCAACGGGCATTGAGCCAGAAGGGATACCCATTGCCTCTTGCTTTTCTTTGCTGAAAACAACCGATTCAACCATTGTTGAAACACCCTTACGAATGTGCATTTCTCCACCATCACGGGAATTTAGAACATACGAATAGGCGGCTTTTTCTAATTCTTCTTCAGAGTCAATGTAGTCGTTTTGGCGATCAAGTAGGACTTTTCCTTCTACATCTTTGATAATTGAAGCCCAACCAAATACGAGGCGCTTATCATCATCTATTTTTGTAATCTGTGCTTCCATTGCATCTCCTGTTACTTAGGTTCAGATTACATTAAATGTATTGGCGTTGCTAGAGCAATCAATGATCGCCTTTAGTGCTGATCGTTTTCTTTGATACGACCATAGCGTCGGGAATGTGAATAATGTGGTCATACATTCCGTCATGTGAGATCGTCTGTGCAATGGTTACATGGTTAGGTTTTACATCTTCAATCAAGAACCCACAAGTCTCTACAATGTATGGGTTATTGCCGATATTTTCTTTTTCAACCCATGTTCCTGAAGAATCTGCATGAGCATCATGCCAAACGACTAAGACAATTTTGTTATCAATCTTCGTAGTATTCTTCTTCGTTGCCATCTTCGTTTCTCCTGTATTCAACCTGCTGAAACATATATAAAAGGTCAGATTTAACTGCTTCTAACATTCCTATCAGAGTCCACGCTGGAGCGTCAGTGTTATGAATGACATGGATAGCCTCTCCCCCTTCGGGTCGTAAGCCTGAAATAATGACAATCCCATGATGAGGGACCATTGTTGACCATAAGTCCGATGCGGCAGGCGGAACAATGTCGGTCACATCAACGAATGAATAGTCTGGTTTGCTCATACCCCTACCCTACTACCTTTTCAGTTCCGTCACTGTTACGCCTTCGGTTTTATAGAAGAGTTCTCCTTCTTCTATCTGACCAATACCAATGATATTTTTTCTTGGCACTTTGCTTACATAAACTTTTCGGTCAGAACCATAATGATGTTGAGCGTCAATAGCGCCACCTGTCCAGCCTTCCATAGCAGAACCACTTCGTATGTCTCCCCTAGGGTCTGGCGTACCCTGCCTAATAACAGTTACCGTATCGGGGAAATTGGCTTCTTTTAACCAACCTTGAAGAGTCTGATAATGCTCTTCATATTCATAGTCTTTTCCTGCTACTTCTTTAAGCCATTGAGTTGGGTATTTAGCGTTAAATATCCAATTTTCAAGGGACTTTACGGCATTATCTCCGAGATATGACTCTAATTCCCCAGGAACATCGTTGTCGTAAAGAACATTCCAATCAATTTGAGAGGCATTTGCTTCATTCTTAGCGCCAGCACCTGCACCACCAACTTTAGTCCATTGATTACCTCTGAATGGGTGACCTACATAATCGCCTTTTGAAATAACCCATTGCTCATAACCAATTGGGTCGTTTTTGGTGATTTTGTTGGGGAATACAAGCCCTGAAGTACAACGACAGCGAGGGTGAGCATACGGTATGTCAAAGAACCCTAGACCAGTAGACCAAGCACCATCAATTGGTGCTAGTTCTCCATTCAAAGGCGCACATATGTCGCAAGTTTTACTATCCATTTCTGCAATCCAAATTCTCATTGCAGTAGGTGGGATAGAACCGTCATCTTTCATCTGTTTCCAGAACTCTGCCTGACCTTTATTAACCGCCATTGCTATTTCACTTCGTGCAATTGTTTCGGCACGATATTTAAGCAATCTCTTCGCATATTTTTCTGATTGGGCTAATGCTTTCGCCTTATCCATTCCAGTTTGAATGAGGTTCTTGCGATAATTTTTTACTGCCGCTGAATGTTGTGTCGTTAATCCAATTTCATCTTTAATACGGCGAATAGTTTCCGAAAGAGAATCAGTTCCTGACACACCGTCAGTAATAATGTCGGTCAGATTCTTTGTAACAGTTTTACTTAAATTGGCAACGAGTTCATCACTAAGAGTTCTGGCTGCAGCAATTGCTCTTGGGTTCTGTAGGTTGAACTTACCTTCAAGCCCTACCGTCTTAGCCGTTATCTTGCCACCTGAAGCCATAGCCTGCCTTGAGGCAACCGTTAGGTCATATGTGTTCAGTTGAACGCCCTGAATTCTTGCGAGGGTAGCGTTGTCAATTGTGGTGATATTTCCTAAGCGAATATCCCTAATAATTTCGGCTATATCAGGGCTATTTGTAATGTTCTCAATAGTCTCCAAGAAAACAGAACGGTATCTGCTTTCAAGGCTATCCATCAGATTAGTAATGGCTTGAAGAAGTTTCTTGCCACGAAAGTTTGAGGTAGCAGGCATGACTATTCCTTAGTGGTCATGCTTTGGGCGACTTCTTGATCTGTCTCTTGTTTCTTTGCGTTCTTATTATTCTTGGCTTCTTTGGAAGCGTCAACTTGATCTTGACCAGAAAGTTTTTCTTGAGCGTCTTGAACAACGCCTGCTGATTCTTCACGGCGTTCGGGCAAGTGTGCCATTTTGCGAAGGTGGTTTTCAAGAGCGTCATCAGGGAACAATGGTGCGCCAGCACCTGCCAATTGTTGAATGAATGTGCCAATTTCGGTAAGAGGTGGCGTTTCAATGTCGCCATATACAAGTTCAGGCAACTTTTCTGTATCAATACCATTGACTCTAAACAAGCGTGGGATAGCCTGCTGATTCATAACGGTCTTAATCGTTTCAAGCCAAGTTCGGATAGACAAAGCGAACAGGCTCGTCTTATCTGATGACAGTGCATATGAACCGCCAATGTCTTGACCTAACAGAATGAAGTCTGCCAACACTGTCGTAGCAATTCGTTGGTCATAGCGAGTAATGATTCGGTCTGTATCAAATTGACGACCACCGCCAGCAGATAGCAATTCAAGTCTGTACATGAGGTTGTTATTTTCGTCGTACATAGCAGGAAGAATCATTCCCTCTTGCTGATCCCGACGAATGTTAATGATTACATCTTTATAGTCCTGAAATACAGTGCTTTTCATACCAGAGGCATCTTCACGCATGATGTCTGGGTCAACATACATAATCGGGAATCCAGCAAGGTCACGCTCTACACCGATTGCTTCAATTTCTTCAATTCGGCGCTTGAAATACCAAGGGCGATAGGCGTTACGCAATACTGAACGACCCTCTGGGTTATTCTTTGAAACTGTCGTTCGGAACAGTAAAGCCTTTTCAATTGGAATATATGTTGGGAAGTATGTTGGAGAGGCTGACTGCCACATACCAAGAATGTCGCCATTGTCTGCGAACACCCAGCGGTCACGGGTTTCTTGTGAGCGAATTGGGAACTTCTGCCAACCGATCATTCCATCGTTGTACTTAGAAGTCTTCGTTGTGTCACTCGTATAACCATTGCGCTTCTTATAGACAATTTCGTGAAACGACCAACCATAGGCAAGCATGGACATGATCTCACTGATTGTGTCTTCCCAAGCAACATTCAAGTCACCTAGACACGATTCAAGAAACTTAGCGTCTTTTTGATCTTCAAGTTTTGTTGAGGCTGGCTGAACACGCCATGCCACTTGACGAACGAGTTTGTCAATTGCGTATAAAATTGCACCAATTACAGGGTCATTATCCTGCATTTCACGGTACACCTGAATTGCACGATACCCTGCCAGTTGAGGCAAGAATTCTTCGTGAACATATCCACCACTACGCCTAAGACCAGTTACACCAGCCTCTGTGAATACGCCTTTTGCTTTGCCCTTGTCATCGCTTGCCACAGTATTACTCCAGTTACATCATAAGAAGATGCTGAAATCATACTACTTCCAGCGTGAAACTGCTAGAGCAAACAGGGGTCAGTGATATTTCTTAACCACTGACCCCTGCATTTAACTTAATTACCGACGAGTAGGTCGTGTGGTTGGTGCTTTCTTCTTAGCGGCAACCTTCTTAGCGGCAGTCTTCTTAGCAGGAGCCTGCTTCTTAGCGGCTGCCTTCTTTGTTGCTGGCTTTTTAGCGGCTGCTCGTTCTCGCTTCTTCTTGGCAGAAAGAATCTCTGCCTTACGCTCGGCAAGGCGCTTGTTGTAAGCAGGCGAACCCTGCTTTAACGGCTTACCCCTAGCGTTAGTGATAGGACCAGTACGAGTCGGCATTGAACCGCTGATGATTCCTTCAATTTCCATGTCAATAAGTCCGAACATAATGTTCTCCAAACTGTTGTAGTTACAGATACATTATGTCTAGTGGGCTATTGTTTATTCAATACTCTTTAATGGATTAATGATATCTAATAGAGCATCAAGAATTTGCGAACAGGCATAGCGACCTGCACCTGATGAATCTTTGAAAGCGTCATACTCAACAATATCTGCTGTGATAGTTGCTTTGGTTTTTTTTCGTATTGAATAGATACTGCTTATTAGTTTGTCTAATGACATTCCATCTGGCTCATTAAAATTTGAAGCCCAACCGTATTCTTTTGGTTCAAGCACATCTAGATCAACAGTTACATGAACATGACCACTCTTTGGAATGTCCATAGTATTACTTAGGTTGTATGCAGACTTATCACGAATACCCTTCCAGTGAACACCTGAAATAAGAGTTTCATCTTCTGCAAACCGTAACCAGTTGCCACAATCAAGTTCACTCTTGTGCTGATAAGTGTCAGTGTGTGCGTCATACATCACTAAAAAAGGTCTATTTTTTTTACCCTGAAGTGATTGAAGAATTGCAAGAGTAATCGCATGATTTCCACCAATAACTACATATTCTTTATAGTTAGAAAGAATAAGAGGAATGTTGTTTAACATTTCTTCAGTAGTAGCGCACGGTATTTCTGCCGATTGTAAGTGAGTCTTGCCGATTGAATTGCGATACCCCAAAAGTGAATGTGGTGCTGATTTTACGCCTGACCCATGATCGCCATAAGGTGCTAGAAATATTGTACTCAAAAGCCTCTCGCTTCTTTTTCTGCACCCCGAACTTTTGATCGTGCTGCTAAGAGTTCAATTCGTGTTGGGAAGAAGTGCAATTTAATGTCTTTTCTAGACCATGAGTCTTGAATCATATCCCACTTAGTGGTTGGTGCATAAACAAGGATATTGCCAATATCCATTCCTTTAATTTGCCCATCACAAGTCTCAGTAACTGCATTTCGCCAATCTTCTTCTGTTGCTCTAGTGCCAGTTCGTGAACTTGTGAAAAGGTTTTGTAATTGAACTGCCATAAACGGGATTGACTTAGGCATACATTTCTTCCACGCTTGAACAAACTCTGGTTCAGGGCGACATTCCATATCTGGCATTACTTTGATACCAGCCTCTTGCAAATACCTAGCAACATACCATGATTTGTAGTTTTGAAGAATAGAGATTGCTTTGGGCATACCGCCAGAAGTGTAGTTAGGCATGATTGCGTACTTGACCCTAGAGTTCAAAAGTTTTGCAGTATAAGTAGAAGTGTTTTCCCACCATCGGTCAAAGTATTCATCGTGAGTGTAAAACGAAAGCATTACTTTACTTAGGTCTTGCATACCTGAAGTGCTATCTACTCCCCAGTTGTACAGCCAATGCCCATCATGGTCAATATCTCTAGTGGCGCTTCCTGCCCATGTACGCAGATTATACGGCAATTCATCAATCATCATTTCAGGAATCATTGGAGGAAAATCCCATGCGCCACAACCTGGAAAAGTTTTTGCTTCTGCCAGTTCAACAACTCCAGCAAGTTCGCTGGTTTTGTTTTCAAGCGTGTCTTCTACTTCTTCAGTAGATACTGCTTCTAAGTCATCATCTTCATCATCATCGTCAAGAGGAATACCGCCAGCAAATGGGTCTGCCGCTAATCTTGCCCGTTCGTCTAGTTGTGCTCCAGCGTCTTCAATGTCCATCATGCTTGTGCTGATTGATTGCATGATTGAATCCATGTCAGATTCGGTATAGCCAGTGCCACTGATTGTCTCAAGGCTTGTTAGCAATTCTGAAAGAATACGATCATCATATTCTGCTAAGTCGTTGGTTCGGTTGTCTGCGAGAACGATTTTCTTTGCGTGTTCATCATCTACATCAACATAAACGACAGCGATCTTATCCCAACCAAGAGACTTAGCCGCTTGCCATGTATGGTTTCCAGCAAGAATTTGATTAGTGCTTTTTTGAACGACAATAGGTCGGTATTGCTTGTTCGTAGCAAGTGACTCTGCAATAGCACGAACATTACCCTTTCGTGGGTTCTTACCGTATGCCTTCAATTTCTTAACTGGCACAAACTCAGTCTGACTGAACAGGAATTCTTCCATTTTCTTCCTCCAACATAGTCTTGAATGTTTCTCTTTCGCTCTCAGACATACCGCCTGCGAACCCATAAATTAAATTTGTGCTGATCGCCCATATTCTGCAATGTTCTAGAACGGGGCAAGTCAGACAGGTATTTCTACAGTGTCTAACTGTAGCGACTCTATCACAACCTTGTGGGTGTGTGTTGCATCTGAGTGAACAAGTATGCCTAAAAAACTTAACTGTCTGACCTTTGCATGACGCTAAGTTAAACCATTCCCCTACCGACAGAGAGTTGTCCATAGAGGGCAATGCAGGAAGCGTCAATGAGGTCTTGATTTCCACTTGCTGTGGCGAAGATATCATGCCATCGTAATCGTATAAATTCTGCGACCTCTTCTTTGGTTGCGTTTCCTTTTCCGACGACTGTTTTTTTCCACGACGAGACATTGGCGACTTGTGTGGTGATCCCTGATTCATAAAGCGCACCTTGAATAGCGCCCGATGTGAAACACTGAACCATCGTTGACCGTACACCGCCTCTTCCGACTACTGGCGATTCTATGAAAGCATACTGAACTTTGCCCAGTTTCTTTTGAACGCTTGAAACAAACGAGTTGACACTTCGTATAGCGTTGGCGCACGATTGCCCACCACTCTTTCCTAATTTGCCGTTGTAATAGGTCATATATCTTCCATCGGAAGATAACGCAACCATTGCCAACTTGGTAGAGGCTGGGTCTATGCCAATGACTACGAATCTATCCACGCGTCATATCATACTCCATTTTAGCCACCGTGATACGCCTACTACCCAATTCAATAGCCTTCAATGCTAGTTCTACGAAAGAGCGTAGTTCGCCAGTACGGAACTTGTAATACTTAGAACCCTTCAGAACAGTGCCAGAGGCTTCTGAACGCTGAATCAGCATGGTCAATTCCATGCCACGACTATAGACAGCATTGGCGTATTCAAGGAGTGTCATTTCCCCGTTGTTGATAGGTGGCGCTTCACGCCCCATTATCACTGCCACATATTCATCTAGTTCTTGTTGTAGTTCTCTTAAGGTTGGCAACCCGTCGTTCAGGCGGAACGACCTGATGGAAGTCTGCGACACGCTTGACCCCGAGACAGATTGAAGCGTGTGGGCAATACTTGTATTGACCTTCTTTATTCTGACATTCATCTAATACCTCTGGCATTTCTCCTGTATCAATGGCTTTGTTCAGGTCTGTAAGGATTGACTCTAGTTCTTCAATGATGGTTTCATCACGACTTACTTCAATTTCAACCCATTGTTGCGATGATTTGCACTCATAGACAATTAGTGCTGATTTGTAACCACTAGCCAGCATATAGGCATGGACTTGCTTGATGTGAGCAGGCATTGCGCCACGCTTTACGACTTGTGCATACTGGCTAGTACCTTTTAACTCAAATATCCAGCCTTCTTTTGAATTGATTCCGTCAATTGAACCGCCAAGTCGTTTTTCAGGAAGAGACACTGCTACTTCAATGTCTGTTAATACGCCTGCGTTCATTAGCATTATTTGCCAGCGTAAGTGACGGAAATGCCCATCGTTGAAAAGGTTTTGAAGAGTAGGGTTATATTGTTTCTGCCCAGTATTTGAACCGTAGAAGTCAAAGACTTGACTCTTCTTGCATTGGTATAATTGTGACGGGTGAAAGTGACCTGACCTATCATGTTCGGCAGGTGAAAGAATTTCAAGCACACGCTTCGCTAGTTCATCGTTCGTTACTTTGATTCCGTCTGTATGGTTTAGGAACGAGTGAACACGGGGTGTAATTTTTGTGTTTCGTTTTGCTATTTTGATGTGGCTTGCTAATGACATTATTGTGTCTCCCTTTGGTTAATTCCGTATTCGTATCGGTCATCATCTGAAGTTACCCATTTGTGAGCATCTTCCGTATCCCATTTTCTTGTATTCACTAGGCGTTCAATAAGTGTACCCGTTTTAGTAGTAAATGATGGGTCAAATAAACGAACTCTGTTGTTTGGTTGTATTGCGAAGTTTCCGTCATCTCTCTCAATGACATGACCACACTTATGCTGACCAGGGTTCAAAGAAAAACCACCGTTAAGCACATTGTCATCTGGAGAGTGCCAATCAAGCGTGAATAAATACTTACCATTCACAAACTCTCCTGAACGAGCAACATAAGTCATACGCATATTCCGCATAGCCTGAAATTCAGTTACCGAAATGTGTTGCGAAAAAGAGTTCCAAAGAACAAGTTCGTGAATGTCAACTTCTGGTGATTCTTCTTTAGAACAAAATGCAGATATCGGCATACGCCACCAAACTCCACCATCTTCCATAAGAAAATGAAACAGTGGGCTTCTTCCCTGTATTGAAGACACTCCAAAGATCATGCACGGAAATTTAAGGTCGTGACTATCACGCTGGTCACGCAAATAGTTACCCCGAACATAACACTCAATAACGGGAATGTTTGCATTTAATTCAGGCATTGCTAGTTCCTTTACTAAGAGTAATTGTGGCGGTTATATTGTGGTGAATGTAATGAACAATGAAAACGGGTTCTTTGCTTTCACGAACTGCCCTAGTCCAAAGAGTGAACAGTTCATCTGCACTTAGCGTGTAAGTTTTATTAGCGTCTTTAATTTCATACAATGTCTCTTCGTCTGAAGCGTCATGTTTAATGCGTAAAGCACCTGAATTTGGGTGGAGTCGTGCGCCCAGATTCTTCGCTATTGCTTTTTCAGTTTTACGACCTTCTTCTTGGCGACTTCGGGGTTTCCATCTTGCTTTACGAGGCTTGTCTTTATGTTCGCTACTATCGTCGGGTTCTGTTCTAACCACCCACGAAACTTCTCTACGCCTACCGTCTTCATTTCTTCCTGTCCCGTTATCCACCATGACCTACCTTCATGTTTAATGAGGTCTTTTTCTAGACCTATGCTGATTAGGTAACCTAGTTCATCAATGCCACCGCTATTCAAGTCAAAAGTGAAGAGCACATCTTTGTTAGGTGCAGATAACTTAGACTTTTCAAGCGTAGCACGAATTTTGTGACCAGTGATGTTATTCACTGACACCTTCTTGCCCTCACTGTCATATGTGTCGGCAGATTCTTTAATCTTCCCTGCTTTACGAAGTGCTACACGGTATGAGGCATAAAATGGAAGCGCCTTACCACCAGGCACAGTTTCAGGATCACCAAAAACAACTCCAACACTTAGCCGTGTCTGATTGATAAATAAAATGGCGGTCTTTTTGTTCGCCGCTGTTAACTTCCTCATACCTAACGACATAAGTGCCGCTAATCGTGCAGGTTGTACAGATTCTTTTGACATTCTCTTAATACTTTCTGCTTGTGGCAATGTTGCCGCTACAGAATCCCAAACGATTAAGTCAATGTCGTTTCGTATAAGAACCTCTGACACATCTACTGCTTCTTCGCCAGTTTCAGGTGAATGGTAGATCAGATTGTCAGTGTCTACACCAAGAGACCTAGCCCATTCAGGGTCATATGAATGTTCTGTGTCAATAATGGCGCACACACCTCCTGCCTTCTGTGTCTGTGCAATACACGAAAGTGCAATGTATGACTTAAGTGTGCTGTATGCACCAAACAACTCTGTAAACCTTCCCGTAGGTATTCCACCATCTAGAAGAATGTCAATAGGTAGAACGCCCGTAGGTAAATGTCTAACAATGAGTGATGCGTCATTAGCCATTTTTACGGTGTTAGAACCAAGCATTTTGTTAATCTCTAATGCTAGTTGTTCTGCTTTACTGGTCATTTGAATTCCCTGCTTTCAATCGTAGTTGATCTCTTTGTCGTCGTACACGCCTAGCCATTGATTTCTTATCAATGCCAAGAGCGTACTTAATGTTGTCTTTGCTGATCCCTAGCGTTTCTGACAACTTAGTAAGCGTCTTATCGTTGGCGTTACTATAGCCTCTTAGAACATCTTTCAGTTCTAACTTATGTGATCGCTTACCAGCACGGTATTGCAATCGTTCACGATAAGGCATACCTCCCCACAAGCCATAGACGATACTGTTTGTAACGGCATAATCTAAGCATTGCTTTTGAACGGGGCAATTGAAGCAGAGTGTTTTTGCAGACAAATACCTACTGCTATCGCCTGCCCCATCTGTGAAAAAAAGATCAACGCTTCTATCTTTGCAGTTAGCGCTTTCTCTCCATTTCCCTTCGTCAATTTCTTCTATTGAATAATCTACTTCGCTTCCCATTGTTCCTCCCAAGGGATAGTGGTGATTTAGTTAACTATAGCAGGCTTATTTGCATTTGCGTGACCAAGGCTTAAAACCGCAACCTTGATGATGCTCATGCCACTTAAACATTTCCCACGCCCATGCAAAATTCACACTAGGCGTATTAATCATTGACCAGTCTCCGAAGAAGTCTTCCACTTCATTAGACCAAACTTGATTAATTTGAAGCGGTCCGTGATCGTGACCATTCCATTGAGGGTGACCAGGGATTACATTTTGGCATCTAGATTCACTCCATACTTCACGAAGAAGTTCAGGCAATAATTCCCAATGCCAACCAGCGTCTAGCGCAGTTTGAGTCCATTCTTGACACGGCACATCAGGGTCAAGTGAAGGCATATAGAATCCTTCAGGGAGTGTCACGGCAGTTGTAGTAACTGGCGTTGTAGTTGTTGTAGTTGAGGGTGGTGATGTTACTTCCACCGTGTTGATTGTTGTAGTGGTAATTGTTGTGGGTGTAGCAGTTCCTTGTTCTGCTTGAGTTCCACAACCAACTGCCATAAGCATTGAAGCAAAGGCAACTGTCAAAGTAGTAGTAATACGCATAGCGTTTTTCTCCTTGGTAGTTGTCGGATAATGGTTAAGGTTTCCCTATTTTTTATGCCCTTTCTTGCGGTCAATCAAAGAGACCACAGTCTTTACAATAAGATAAGACATTGTACACCATGCCAAAAGAAAAGTCAGGTCACTCATATCCGAGAGACCACATCGTTCCGTCAGGGAAGCAATAAATTGATTCATCACTAGCCAAGTCGTATGTTTTTAAGAGAAAAGTAATGTAACTGGCTAATTTTTCATTTTCTGCTTTTATTTCTCTTATTACTTGTGCTACATCGGCAAGTGTGGCAGTGGCATATTTAATAGTGTCTATTGCCAATTCTCTTACTTCATTTTCTATTTCTTCTATTGGGAATAATTGCAATTGTTCTGACATTGTTTTTCTCCTTGTGTTTTGTGGTGATTTTACTTAGATTCCTAGTTCCCTAAGCGCCCCAGCATTGTGCAGTGCATGGAGTACGCCTGTAAGCGTTCGTTCTTTTGCCCATTGCTTACCGCCAGTAACTGGTTGTGCAGGGCAAGTCGCTATGAGATGTTCTATTGAATCATACGGTGCATTTTCTGCAATTACTTGCGCGGCTTTTAACCCTACACCCTTGATAGATGTGAGACCACGCCTAATGGCATTTCGTTTTCTATCTATGCCCCATGAAACCGATGATGAATTGACACAAGCAGGAAGAATACGCACTCCCATTCTTCTTGTTTCTACTATGTACTGTTCTTCTTTCGTACCGCCCGTAGTTTCTAGCAATGCAGAATGAAACTCTAATGGGTGGTTGATCTTCAGATACGCAAGTTGATACCCAAGAAGCGAATATGCAGTTGCATGAGCACGATTGAATCCATAAGCGGCGAAACCTTCTACAAGTTGCCATGACTCATCTATCGCCTGCTGATTCATTCCTACTTTAGAACATAGGGCAGTGAATCGGTCATAGTTGTCGTCAAATACCGCTGTAGAAGCGTCAGAGTATCCAGCCTTTGCGTGTTTACCCTTGACTGCTTTGAGGAAGTCATTCATTTCTGCCACTGGCATACCTAAGTCACGAAGAATCGCCAACACTTGTTCTTGATAAGCAGGTACACCGAAAGTCTCATGCAAATGCTTCTTGATTATTGGGTGTGGATAGTGAATCTTTGTGGGCGCTTTTCTGTTAGTGAGGAACTGTGTCGTGTAACCGCTATTGATAGTGGCAGGTCTGTAAAGTGCATTGACAAGAATGAGATCGTTGACAGATTTGACTTTGACTTCCCGACAACCTTTTGCCGCTGTGTAACCCTCTAGTTGAAACACGCCTGTTTCTTTCAGACCTTTACGCAAGAATTCAAATGTCGCTAAGTCGTCTAGGGGTATTTCGTTCAAGAAACTTTTATCCTTGCCGATCATGTCTAAGCACCTATGAAGTGTTGTAAGAGACCGTAGACCTAGTAAGTCAATCTTGATATAGCCAGCGTCTTCTACATCGTCCATGAGCATTTGCGTAACCGTTGTATCTGAAGACGGAATCAGCATAGTAGGCAACCAATCGCTAATAGAATGTTCAGGTGGTGCAGAGACAACGAACCCTGCCGCGTGTGCGCCAGCAGAACGCCGTAACGGAACATCTCCTAGCAACCGTAGCCTGTTAGCGTCGTCAGGATTAACTAAGTCTAAGTCATGCAGTGTCTTTACTCTTCCCAATTCTTTCGGGAATCTATCGCCTAGTATCTTTCGCTTGGCGCTGATGTACTGAACGAACAGACCACCACGACCTGTCTCTTCATCATACGATAATCGGTTGTATGTTCCGATCTGATTAATTTCGTACCTACCTTGAAGATACTCAATAACATCACCACGCCTTGTGTCTTCAATGTCTAAGTCAATATCAGGTGGGCGAATACGATCAGGCGTTAAGAATCTGTCAAATGTGAGATTCCACTTCAATGGGTCAACTTGCGTGAAACCTAGAAGCCAACATATGAGTGAGCCAGCGGCAGAACCCCTAGCGATAACCAAAATGTCGTTTTTATTGCACCAACCCACATAATCAAATACGAGTAGAAAATAATCTGACATTCCTAGGTCTTTCACTACTTTAAGTTCGTAGGAAAGTCTGTCTTGATACTCCTGCCCTAATCCTTTTTCTATCATTGCGTTTTTACAGTGTTCTTCAAGAACCTTGTTTGGGCTACTCACAATCTTCGGCACGAAATACTTGTATTTGTCTAGCGGTGGAATTCGTAAAGTGTTTTTGTCTAAGAGTTCTTGATATGAAGCCTGTGCGTCTTGCCAAACTTGTGGGTGGTTTCGGTAATGATTCTTGACCCATTGCGTAGAAGCCAAATGGTAAGAGTCGCCTGGGAATGACACTTCGGAAGATTCGCTGGAGTAAGCGATCATCTTCATCATGTCGTGTAGTTCTTTGTCGTTCTTATCGCAGTAGTGGCAATCGTTTGTGATGATAGGTGGGCATGAGGTATCAATTGACAACTTGTGCAATGCGGTAACTAATCTGTCGTCATTCCAAATCTCATGCTGTGTCTTGTGGTGCTGAATTTCTACATACACTAAGTCAAACATCGTTTGCAGTGTCTTGACAATTCTCTGCGCCTTCTGCATACCCTTTTCTTCATCTGCTGAATTGACTATGGCTTGACATACCATGCCGAAGTAACAACCAGTGAGGCAAGCGATACCTTTAAGCAGACCTTGCGAATGTAAGTTGGCTAAGTCAGAAAAGTCTATTAATGGCTTGTAATAGTAATGGTCACGCTGATGAGACAGTGATGAAAGCCTGATTAGATTCTGATATCCGTCAGTTGTATATGCGATAAGAGTCAGATGGTTGCGCTTGGCTTTTTTGTCAAAGATATCTTCAACGATGTAAGCCTCTAGTCCAGTGAATGGTTTTATGTCGTGCTGAATTGCCGACTTGTACAATTGAAACACACCACTCATATTGCCGTGATCTGTTAGTGCGATACCGCCCTGCCCCATACTTGACGCTTTTGCGACAAGAGTAGGCACATCTGCCATTCCGTCTAGGCAGGAAAATTCTGAATGAACATGGGTATGGAAAAACATAAACCCTCCCTTGGGTCTTGCTATTGGTTGTTATTGATAATCATATCACAGTTTTATTGAAAGTCGTCGGCAGAGAAAAAAGGTTCAAAGAAAATTGTTCGTGGATCGTAAGTGTCATTCTCTTTGGCTAATCGTGACCATTTGTAGGTTTTCATTGTTCTTCCCTTCCCTGAAGTTCTTAGAGTCCATTCCGTAATGTGTTGTGGGCATCGGGTGACATGACTGCCACTACCAATGCCCACTAGCCACCATTCGTAATCGTTTGAAGAGGGGTAGGTGATTCTTCCACACTTACCACAAAAGATAGGTCTTTCTTTAGCCCTCTTCCTTGTTTTCCTTGTCATCTTTAATACCACGCTGTCTCTTAGAGTCAGAACCGTCAGACTTACTTAGACGGTATCTTTCGTCGTATTCACATTCAGGGTCAAAGCGGTAGAGTGTTCCGTGTTCATTATCCCTTAATCGTAGGATAGTTGCTTCTTGATCTTCAAGACCACGCAGAACATATCCCATTGAACGAGGGCTAAAGTTTCCTACCTTTTCAATAATGTCATTCCATGAAACTGTTTCGCCAGACAACAAGAGTTCTGCAATATCAAAACGCTTGGGTTCACGCGACGGGTGGAATGGGTTTTTAATCTTGTGCTTTTTCATATTTACTCCTAGTTGATTGCCCCATTGGTGGGGATTAATAAATAGAGTAACAGCACCAATGCTTACTTACATGGATTAATCGCTTAAATGATCTTCATTTGCCAGTTCAGATTCGTCGGCACAATCAGAGCAAATTCCTAGCCCTGTGTCATCAACTTGTCTGCAAATTTCGCAATACGATCTACTCATAACCCCATTGTACGGTAAGCACTGGGTGTCAATCTAGTGCTTTCTTTGAGTGGGTAATTTTCAGGTATGGCTTCTTTGGTTTTTCTGTTGAATTCTTAGCCACGATATCAATGTCAATCTTGCCTCTTGCCACATTGTCTTCTAGTTTCTTTTTGTCTAGTGATAGTGTGGTGATCGCCTTCCATTGACTTGGCTTAAGTTCGTTCTTCAATCCCTCTTCATCAATGTCAATTGAAGTAGGGCGAACTACAGTTACTTTAGTAATGAAAACTTCTTCATCGTATTTCTCCTGCAACATAAACGATTCGCTAAGTGGGTATAGGTCTGCTTCTAGCAACTTGATTAGTTTTTCTTCAAGTTGCTTTCGCAATTCTTCCCTTTCAGAAACTTCTACTTTGAGGGCTGAAATTCGTTTTACAAGATTTTCTTTTTCTAAGAATGATTCGGTAGGCATTGTTTTCTCTTCCTGTTGTGGGTTGGATAAAAAGTAAAGTGGCAGTGGCACTGATGGTGATAACTCCCACAGTGCCACTGCATTTACGGTATTCATTTGTTATGCTTCGGAAGCGTCAATGATTGCTTCAATGAGGTCTTCTTTTGAAAGTCCTTTTGTTTCAACATCAAGGCTTTTCGCAATTGAACGAATGGCAGAGATTGGCATAGCGTTTAATTCTTCTTCGCTAATTTCTGTTTCTTCGTCGTCATCATCGTCGTCATCAGACTCTTCTTCTTCTTCGTCTTCGTCTTCGTCTGAAACTTGTGCATTTTCACGCTGTAGTTCAAGGATCGCTGAAGAGAAACCATCTTCTAGAAGTTCGCCTAATTCTTTTTCCCAAAATTCTGCAATGACAGATTGGTCGTCAGGAGACATGACTTCTAGTTCCTGCTTGACATAATCAATGCGAATCTGATCGTCAGGGAACAACTCTTCGTATGTGAAGTCGCCATAATCCCAATCAGGTGTGCTGAGACTTTCATCTTCCGCAACTGGTGCTGATTTTTCTTTAGACTTTGCAGGCTTTTCGTTCACTGTTGAATCAATAGTTTCGCCAGTTGCTTGTGCTCTTGCCGCAATCAGGATTAGTTCTAGGTCAAGCGGTTCGTACTTAGCCATGTTCATCTTTGAGGGTGCGTCAGGCGTGACATCGTAAGTCGTATCAAGACCTTCGCCATGCTTCTGCAACTCATACGGGCGATCAACAATCGTGTCGTACTTGTCGTACTTCAAAATGAGACTGTTGGCTGCTGTCTTAGACAACTTAAGCGGAATGACCCGATCTGTCTCAACATCAACTGCATTTGCCAAGTATCGGAATGACGGCTTTGCACCATCGGGCAGGATTTCTCCTTCTGTCATTGGCACGAATGTCTTAGCGTCTGAATCCCAGTATTCCATGTAACCGAACCACTCTTCAGGTTCAGTAAGGAATCGTACTGTAATTCCATCGGCAGGGACATTTTTGATGTAGTTCATAGAACCGCCTGAACCGCCCTTTTTGAGCGAGTCCTTTAGCGCTTTCATTGTTCCCATCTTCTTTGCATTAAGTTTCACTGTTGCCTCCTATGGCGTAGTGGGGTTGGTTTGCATTAATGACTATATCAGCAATTTATTCATTGCCGTGTATTGGATACAATTTATTTTTGGTCTCAAAAAAACCCCGCACTTTGCGGTGCGAGGCTCTTTTGGTTTCTTGCTAAGTTCTATTCTTCGCCAGCAAGAATCTTTTCAATTAGAGACAGGGCAATGTCAACCTTTTCCCCGTCGTTGTTGAATCGGATATTTCTCTGAACCCATCGCAGATTATTGTCATCGCTTAAGTCCATTCGGTCAAGTGGAATGTCACAGAGTGCTAAGACGAACCTTAATGTTGCCCTGTTCATCAGTACGGCTCTTCGTCTGGTATGTAATTTTCAACATAACCTGAATCAACCGCTTCAATGTAACTTTCGTTAAAGCCCATTGAGCAGTCAAAGCAATGCCACTTATTTGAATGTTGAAACATCAATTCTGACCCTACTGACTTGTTACAGACTTGGCAGGAGTTAATTTCTTCATACCTTATGCATAAGTCCTTATATTCAACAGAGAGGCGTAAGTAAATTGGCTTCTTGTTAGGGTGTACTACAGAACCTTGATACTGTTCAGGTGTAGAGAACACCCAACCATGTGAATGATTATGCGGAAGGTCTGCTTGAGCACCATGAAATTTTGCTATAGCGTCATGTTGTTCAATATAAATTAGAGCACTTGGATTGTTATAATCAAATTTATTTTCGTGAGGAAGAAAAGTGGGGGTGCTAGTAATTAGTGCGTCGTTAAGATTAAAAACTAATTTAAGTTCATACTCTTCACCTTGATACTTCCAATATTTACCTTTGATAGTTTTCATTTTTATTTCTCCTTTGGGTTGGTTTTGATTGACTTATATTTTTTGAAAAATTTGAACGCTTTAGATAAGAGCCATGCAGGGTATGCAATTAAAACTACATAACTTAAACATTGTACATACAAAGTGTTAGCAAAGTCTGAGCGACCCATTAGATATTCCCTTTCGTTATCCGCAAGCAATTGCGTTTATGAGGTTTACATTTCCTGACAATAAAACATTAAGCCACCAATGGGCGACAGCGATTGTCTCTTCACTGTCACCCATTTCTAGCCATTTGAATAATTGCACTAAGTCCATTCCCACAGTCTCTTGCTGAATCTGTGTAAGTCCTATTGGCTTGTTGAATTTCCAATTACTATTCATCTTCTAATTCCATGTAGCAATCGTTGCAGAGTCCGTTTAGTGTGAATGTTCTAAACTTGTCTGTGCCACAACCTTCGCACTGCATGAGGTCGGCGTATTGGTCAAAGTCGTCATCGCAATCGCCATAACATTCGGGCGCTTGTTCCCATTCGCCAACCTCTTCGTTATAGGTGGTGCAATTGCAAACCTGATCGTAAGTCATTGAGTTGTTCATACGGTCAGTAATTTTTTTGGTGATTCGCAATACGACTAAAGTTGTAGCGACAAAGATGACCAAAATAAGCCAGAGACTTTTATCGTCACATCGTTCTGCTTCACAGTAATCGGGATTAAGTAAGTTGCCGTTCCCGTAATAGAACAAGCCAGCAACTCCTATTCCTATGGCTAATGAACTTAGGATTCTTTCGTACCTTTTCATTTTGCTTCTCCTTTTGTTGTGTTGTTTGGGTTGGTAAATTTTGTGCCAAGTGATGAAGCGTGAGCACGGTCAACACTTAGCCCGATGTTTTCAAGCGATTGCTTTGCAAGAGATAAAACTTGCCATTCAATTTCGGCATTGTGTGCGTCAAGTTCGCCAAGTTGTTCTACTACTGAACTCTTTTCGGATTCTTCTAACTGGAATGGTTCGGGGAAGTACACGCCCCGAGGCACTTGAACTTCAATCGTGACAGTGACAACATCACACAAAATTGGTTCGGGCTTCGGTTCGTTGATTGGAGACCAACCGAATTCTTCATCTTCGGTTTGGAAGTCCCAAAGCGACTGCCCTGCCCATGAGAGGTGTGATTCAAGATTTTCAAGTTTGTCAATTTCCCGTAGTGCTTCAGCGTAACTGTCTGCATGAACATCAAATGAGGCGCTTGCAGTTACACGGTATTTGGTTGGTCTAAGTTTTGAATTGTCTAAGTTGTTTTCCATGATGAGTGTCCTTTGTTTTGGGTTGGTTGTTTGGTAAGTGTGCGGTGGGCTAGTTTCCCAACCCACCGCACAGAGTGGTTAATTATCTATCGTGTTGGCTTTCGTCGTGCCGTTGATACTTTGGCAACCTGCTTAGGTGCATTGCCACTGGTCTTCGGAAGAGTTTTGCGAACCCGTGAAACTTTTTCTGCCACCTTCTTGACATCTTCGCTTTCATTGAGTTCTGCGATATCTTCGTTGATCGTATTCGGATCAGTCATGTCAACTACAACAAGAGCACCTTGTTCATGTTCACTTGGCAAAAGTTTTGCAGTCTTAGGAACAGCGACTTTAGGAGCAACTGGTTCTTTAGCAATAACTGCCTTAGCCAATTTGACCAAGCCTTCGGCAACGAGTGCTTCTTCGGCAAGTTTTGTAAGTTCATCACTGTCAACTACTTCAAAGTCAATTGGCGTGTTGAGTGCATAAAACATACATTCTTCGTGATCCTTACCTTCTTCATTTGCATCGCAATAAAGCACACGCTGTTCTTCAGTGAGTGCTTCATATTCAGCGTCTTCACGGGCTTCAATTTCTTCGGGTGTCATGGGCTTACTCTCTTTCTGTTTTGGGTTGATCTTTTTTTCGGTTGGCTTATTCATTTTCTGTTTCCTTTTCTCTTGGGTTATTTGTTGAGACTTAATTTAGAAATTACTTTGGCAACATCGCTAGGGAAGTCGTTCAATTCTTTCACGGGAATGTAGTGAGTGTGACCGTAAAATTCGCTAAGTCGGTCATACGCTTCTTTATAGTTAAGGTTCGCAAAACTACCAATGGTGCAGAGGAATGTGTGAACATTGAATTGTTCTTTCATTGCAATCATTGGCGCTTTGTAGAGTTCAAAACCAGACAGTTGCGTACCTGCTAAGTTAGCGGCGTTATCACCCTTGAGTCTTCCACCAGAATTCCATGAACCATCGGTCAAAGTAAATAGCAACTTGTGTGAGGCGCTTGACGCTTTCATTGTTTGGTAAGCCCACATGATTGCACCAGCAGGATTAGTACCACCACTGCTATTGAGTGAAATGTAATTTGACTTACTAAGTTTGCTACCGTGATTGAACAGGAGTCGTGGTTGGTCGTCGTATCCGAACACTGTAAGTGGAATTGACAGTGTTTCACACATAGAGCGAATTTGCCATAGCGCCTGTGATGTAACCTGCATTAAAGAAGCGCCACGACTAACTTCCCTACGAGTGGTTGGGCAATAATTTCTTGTGGAAGGGTCCTGCATAGAACTTGATTGGTCAACGAGCACAACAATTTCAAAGTCATTCGCTTCACCATTGTCAACCCAACTATCAAAAACCGCTAAGTTCGTTCCGCCATTAGCGGCTGAGTTCATTGCGTTGTTCATGTTTAGACGACCATGAGTGTAACCGTCTTCCCATTCAGGTTCTGTTTCTGACCAAATTTTCTGAATAGCCTTAGTGAGTGCGCTAGCACCCATCTTCATTTTTTGGTCAACTACCCTAACATCGCTGTGCTTGATATCAGGAATAAGTGACGGGCGAGTGCCATGATCTTTGATACTTGCGATTGACTTAATGTCGCTTTGGAAGTCTTCAGCAAGAGCATGAACTAATTTTTCAACCATCTGTTCAATAGCGTCTTCAAAAGCGCCCATGTCAAATGGTTCATCTTTTGAGTCTTCGTTAGAAGTGCCTGAACCGTTACCGCCTGATTCTGATTCTGATTCTGAACCTGAGTCTGAATCTGAATCTGACTTACCACTATCAGAATCATCAGAACCATCAGAACCATCAGAGTCATCACCAGAACCGCCATCAGAACCATCAGCGTCTTCTAGGTTTTCTGATTCGCCTGATTCGCCTGAACCGCTTGAGCCATCTGAATCTTCTGAATCTTCTGAACCGTCTGAATCTTCGCTAAGTTCATCAAGTGTTTCTTGGAGTTCTTCTTCCGATATATCACCCTTTTTATTTGACTTACCCTTTTCAGTGGTATTTTCGTGTGAGTTATCTTCGGGAACTTGACTATCAGGTTGACCACCACCTTGACCTCCACCTTGACCACCATCACCATCTTCAGGGGGTTGAGTAATGTCGGGTACATCTTGAAGCGATGTTAAGTGCTGTGCCAATCTAACGGCGAGCGCCACAGCGTGTCGTGCTTGACTTTCATTTTTTAAGTCAAGAGTAATGAATCGGTCAATTATCTTCTTGACATTTGCAGTAGCAAGAGGTGTCTTGCCGTTTGCAATGGCTTCTTGAATCATCTGTTCGTATGCAGTTTCAAGAGTGTCAACAATTGACTTAGGAATGTACTTACGACCATAAAGCATTAGCCAAGTCATGCGATCAGGAGCAACATCGCTAAGTTCATATTCATCAGAATTAACATCGGTAGTCTTCACAAAACCACCAGCGCCAAAGAAAACTGATGAGCAAGCCGCAATGAAGTAAGGCTTTGCAGGTGCATACTTAGTAATGAATCGCAATTCAATTCTGGAGTCTTCCAAAATGTTGAACGCACGAAATACTGAAAATGGCTTAGGCAATTGGTTCAATTGTGCTTGAACTTCTAAGGTTCTTGTTTCGTCTGCGAGTTCATTCACTACTTTGTAAGCACCGCTAAGTTCATTAGTACGGGGAGTCCAAAAGATATGGGCTAGTTCGTGTAGCGCCAATCCTTTAAGTGTTCCCACTGCTGTACCAGCATCAGAGAAATTCTTGGCTTTGATGTAAGGCACAATGTTTTCATTATAGAACTGAGTGCCTAGCATAATTTTTTCACCGTCAGTAGCGGCAATGTTGGAAGAGTTAACCCAGTGAACGGGAATGTGCTTATTGCCAACAATGCTGACAACTTTATGAATGAAAGAAGAGAACGCTATTCGCCAGTTTTCTGCTTCCATGTTTTCTACAAGTTGTTTTCCATTCAACTCTTTAAGTCTGTTGGGTGTTCTTGGTTCTTTCATTTTTCTTTGGTTACCTAATCGCATATTCATTTGAGTGTTCCTTTTCTTTGGGTTGGTTTGTAAGTTGTTTGGTTGGGCAGGAGTCCCTGCCCAACCGTTTGGATATTTCAGACCGATACGCCTAAGTCTTTTAACAAGTTGTCGTAGTTGAGCGCAAACACTTCTTGAACTGCTTTTTGTTCATCAGCGCCGAATGAAGCCACAAAGTTAGCAATTGCAAAGTCAACACCGAGCACTGGTGATTCTGCAAAGTCTAAGAATTCAAGCATGGCATTTGTGGGAACATTACCGCTGAGGTCGCCCGACTTGTGCATTTCACGAATACGATCTGCAATGTCTTGAAGTGTTGGGCAAGCGATAAGTTCATCTTCAACGGTACGAGAGTAATCCCAATGTAACTTAACTGCGAATCGGTTCAAGAACGCTTCGCTAAGTGGGCGAGTCCCGATGTAGTCAGGGTTGTAGTCGGCAATAATCATCGTCTTAGGGTGAGCGTGAACTGTGGTTGGGAAGTCCGAACCTGCCGCTTCCGAAAGAGTCAAGTCACGACGACGATCAAGCAAGCCGTAAAGCGCTGCGAGGATTTTGGCAGGTGCAAAGTTACATTCGTTAATCAAGATAATGCCACCGTGCATTACTGCCATAGCGAGGTCACCAGCAACGAACTTATAGCCACCATTGGAATCAGGGACCCAGCCACCGAACAGAGCACGGGGATCAATAGCGCCGTTACAGTTGATGTTGATAACGGGGAGTCCGACCTTAGCGCCATAAGCGTAAACCAAAGTCGTCTTAGCAGAACCAGTTGGACCGCTAAGGATTACATTGTGCTTGAGTTCATGGGCAACTGCCAGAATTTGCATATCTTCAACGCCTGCAATTGAGCGCCCAACATAACTTGCCAAGAAGATTTCGGGGTCTTGAACAAACTTCTTGAGTGATGGGTGGACTTCAAATTTTTCTTCTTTTGGTTCTAAGTTGGTTTTGGCTTGAGTCGCCATTTCGGTTTCCTTTTCTACTTGGGTTGGTTTGGACTTAGTTGACTTTGGAGTCGGCATTTTGGTTTCCTGCTTTCGTGACTTGGGTTGGGGCTTTACTTGAGCATTCATTTTGTGTTTCCTTTTCTGTTTGGGTTGGTTGGTAAGTTGGTTCGGGCAGGAGTCAACCTGCCCGAACCTAAGTTGATTATTTAACTGAAGACCATCGGCAGATGGAGCGAAAGCGAACTGCTTTTTTGACCCAGCCTTGTGATGTACCACTGAGTCGCTTGCGGTACAACAATTCGCCTAAGTCGTTTTCAACAACGAGCACAGTTTGGGCTGTGAACTTATAGCCTTGTTCTGCTTGCTTATGAGTCGCTGGTAAGTACATTTTGATGATCTGACCTACAAGAGGCTTTTTCTTTTCAAAGTCGTACATTGCGATTGCCCTTCCTTTGCCTCGCGGTACTACGCCGATGTGTTTCATTTGAGCACTTCCTTTTCTGTTTGGGTTGGTTGACTTCATAAGTACAATCTACCACAGAGATAGCCCCTATGCAGGGCTTTTGTCGTTTATTGGTGCGAATTGGTGCTGAAAACTCCCAAAAAGTGCCATCTAGCAGGGCTTTTGTGACTATTACGGAATTGTTACGAAATAGGCAAAAAGTGCCATCTAGCAGGGCTTTTGTAAAGTGCAAATTGTAACAAAACTGTAACATTGACAAAAGTGCTGGTCAGAAGCCCTTTTTGGGAGACAGCCCTGTTTTGGTAAAAATAGCCCATATGCAGGGCTTTTGTAAATGCCACAAAACCGCAGGTCAGAAGCCCTTTTTCAGAGTCCCTGTATTTTGGGGCTTTTTTTGGTTCATTGATTAGCCCAATACACGGGAGTCCACCAATGATCGGCTATCGTATGTTTTCCTTATACTGCCTTGGGAGGCTAGAAGATGGCAAGAAAAATAGTAATCAAGAAGTCCTCTATTACTGGTACTGGTATTAGTGCTGATACGAATATTCAAGAATATCTACTTAAGGGTAAACCTATAGAAAAAGGTACTGAAGTTCTCATTAAGCATTTTTCTAGTGCCACTTGGGTTAAGTCAGTTATCAAAGATATTAAAAAGTCTCCTTCAGGGAAGACAGTTTTTTACTTTTTCATACCAAAACCAGGCTGGATATCTCTAGAAGAAGACAGGGTTAAATTCATCACAAAAAAGAAGATCAAAATATCAAAGGGAGAAAATCAATGACAGTTAAAACAGAAGCATTATTCATTTCGGCAGTTTTAAGGCAAGAGGATAGCAAGTCCCCAGTTTTTGCAGGGGTCAAGTCCTCATGGTTTACTGCCCATTCCGATGAATGGGAATGGATAGGCAAGTACATCAACCGACACGCAAAGACACCCTCAAAGGCTTTGTTCAAAAGTAAGTTCCCCACATTCACTATCCTTGTATCTGATGATGTGGAGTATTGCCTTGACGAACTTAGGGAAGAACACTTACGCCGACAGATCGTTCAATTGGTTGACTCTGCAATTACAAAAGTAACTGACGATGTACCGCCACTAGAAATTATGTCTGACCTTCAGTCTCGCTTTCTTCATTTGCAGGCTGATACCGATGGCGTTTCTAACGAATCAAATGTCGTGAGTGATTGGGATATGGTTTACGATGAAGTATCACGCCGATATGAACGGGCAGAAATTCATGGTCAATCAGGAATCCCTACTGGCTTCGCTACTCTTGATGGGGCTACCAACGGTCCACAACCAGGAGATTATTGGATTGTGGCTGCCCGTCTTGGTCAGGGAAAGACTTGGACTCTGCTTAGAATGGCTTGTACGGCTGTCTATCGTGGGTTCACGGTACAATACGACGCACTAGAACAATCAAGGGCGCAGATCACAATGAGAGCACATTCGTTCTTGTCTAGTGACCATGCCATGAAGTCCTTTCAGTCTCAAGACCTTATTAACGGTAAGGGCTTTGACTTGAAGAAATACAAAGAGTTTCTTGAAGAACTGAAAAGTAACTTAACGGGCAAACTAATCGTGAACGATACAAGTCGTGGGCGTGTTACTCCTGCAACTATTGCCGCACAGATTGAACGAAATAAGCCTGACATTGTTTTCATTGACTACCTGACTCTTATGAATAGTCATAGTGGTGATTGGCAGGCGCTTGGTGCATTGTCGGCAGAAATGAAAGGTATCGCTATGAGGTATCAAGTACCTATCGTTGCCGCCGCACAAATTAACCGAACTGCAATTGGCGAAGACCTCCCAGGTGCAGAACACTTATCAGGCGCTGACGCTATTGGGCAAGACGCTGACTGTGTTGTAACCATGAAGCAAGTGTCTCCCCGTGTTATCAAGATGAAATTGGCTAAGTACAGACACGGAAGAGATGGTCAGGTTTGGTTCAATGAATTTTCGCCCAACAGTGGCAAGTTCTCTGAAATTAGTGGTGATCTAGCCGCTGACCTTATTGATGAAGACAAATTGGAAAGGGGTGTCTAATGGCTCACATGACACATTCGCAGTTTGCAGAAAAGTATCTAGATGTGCGAAGCAAGTCAGGGCAAGAGTGGTTGTCAATTTGCCCATACCATAACGACACTTCCCCATCGTTCAGTTTCAATATTCGCAAGGGAGTGTTCCTGTGTTATTCGTGCAATGCAAAGGGTAGAACGCAGGACTTGGCTTTACACCTCAAAGTTGCTGGTGGCATTAATTCGCAAGTAGAAGTCAAAGCAGAAGAAGTCAAAGACAGAATCAAGAAACTCTTTGGTGATCGGGAATACGAACATCTTCTTGATATGAAACCATCGCAACAAACGCTAGTCAGATTCACACTAGGCGATGTACGGCATAAAGAAGAGTGGGCAAAGCGTGGCATTACTAATCCTGAAGTGTTCAATGCTTTCAAGATTGGTTACTCACCGCTAGATAACTACTTAGCGATTCCAATATGGGGCAATGATGGCGAATACGAAGGGTATATCCAGAGAACGCTTAATCCTGTTGCCCCTGATAATCCTAAGTACAAATATCCAGCAGGCTTCCCCATATCGCAAAGACTCTTTGGTAGTTGGCAGGCTAGGTGTCTAGGAATGACCGACAGGGTTAAGAAATTGGCAGTTGTTGAAGGGAGTATTGACGCTTTGTCTATGTGGGAAGTTGGCATACCTGCTGTAGCACTTTTTGGCGCTCGTATGTCTACTGCACAATCTAAGATCATAAAAGCATTAGACCCACGAATTATTGTGGTGATGACAGATCAAGATACCGCTGGCGCTCAGGCAGACTTAAGCATTAGAACTGCATTGAAGGGTAGCGGTATCGTCATCAAAAGAGGTCAATGGGATAGGACAGACGGTAAAGACCCTGCTGAATTGACCACTCAAAAAAGAATTGAAATATTCCACGAAGCCCGTTGACAAAACTAGGTTTCTACCTGATACCATAAGGGTACGGTTTCCTCCCTGACCGTGTTTCCCCAATTGGGTTGGTGGAAAACAGAAAACCCACTAGCAGCGTAATCCCCTCGCTCGCTAGTGGGTTTTTTTGTTGTCAGAAGGAAGTCAGGTTGCCTGAGTACCACTTGCCACGCCACATGGCACGACCACTGTGGATAGCCACTTGTTCATAGACGAACTCACCAGTTGATTCACTGTATGGAATAACGGCTATGCCCTGTTGCCAATCTTCAATTCGTCGGAGTGGGCGACCATCTAAGTCAATTCCTTGTTTCGTACTTGGCACTACACCATCAACACGGGCTAGGCAACCAGGAGAAGCAGACAGAATTGTTTTGATTCCATCGTAATCTTCCCTTGATCGTTCTGCCCATTCTCTACGATGAACATGACCGTAGATAGTGCTTGTTTTTTCAGTGTTCAAATACTTGTGTGAGGTTGAACCACCGCTTACCGCAAAGTGTCCGTGAATGGCATGAAGTCGTGGCGTAATCCAATGCACTCCACTGGGATACCCTGCTAAGTAATCCACATTTGATTCATCAAGTCGGCACAAGAACGGCACAGACATTACGGGGAAGTCATCAACCGCTGAGTTGCCACGCTTGATTCCAAAAGCAGACATTGCATTATCTACGATGTAGTTTTGTAATCGCTCTTCGTGATTACCGCCAATCCATATGATGTGTGCGTGAGGGGCATTTGCCCGTAGTTCGGCACAATATGTAGTGGCTCGGTCAATTGCCTCTTGTGTCGTCTGCTGAAATGCAGGCGTTTTTCTGTACTTAGTTGAAAAGTCAGGTAGGTCTAAATTGTCTCCAAGAAGAACGATCTGTTTCGGTCTAGCGTCAATGATTATTTGAAGCGCAATCCTCATTGCCGTTTCATCATGGATAGGTTCTAGTTGCCCATGCTTATTTCGGAAATATCCAATCTGCATATCGGGGAGTACAACGGCAGTTTGCCAATCTGATACAACTGGCTTACTTCGTGACGCTCTTATGCTGATCGGTACGCCTTGCCTAATTGGATTCCATAGCGGTGTCATTAAATACCCTTCCAAGGACTATCTGTGCGAGTAACACTAACTGGTCTGATGTTCAACTTATGTGTACGCTTACGCATTGACCAAGCCAAAGCGCCAGCAATGAATGTATCGGGAGGGTGACCAGTACCGAATAGGTCTTTCTGTGTCACATACTTGTGCTCACCATATGGGAATTGAATTCGTGGTGATCTGATCCCGTACTGTTCAATTCCTGAAATGTATTCCATAAAAACTGACTCTCGTTCACGACCACGAAGAACAACGGGCTTGACCTTTTTCTTGTCATATGCAATGAGGTCATCAACGACATTACCAATGCCCGTAGCGTCATGTACACATAGACCGCCATACCTAGCCAAACGGTCATTCAAGTCTCCAACCATTTCTTGCCAAGGCTTTCTGCCAGTACGCAAGAACGAAACTTCAACCCAAGGTGCGAGGTCTGTTCGGAATGTGCGAATAATCGTGTAGTCCTTTTCTTTCGCCCAGTCAACGCCAGTGATATAAGTAGCACCTTCTTGAGGTTCTTCAATTTCAATGTATTCATTAAGATCGCCAACGAATACTCCTAGTTCAGGATCAAACATTGCTTCAACAAATTCAGTTTCAATTGCACGACCATCAAAGGAGGGTTCTTGTAGGTCGTATTCCACTTCCCACATTCGGTGGGATACTTCCATTTTTTTACGCTCAACATTTTCCATTGTGAGCCAACCAGGGTTTTCTGCTGTTCCTACTGACTCACGCCAGCACCATTCAAAAAGACCCCAACCTTTATCATTGCCTCTACGCAATAGTTCGGTCATAGTTCCGTCAGGGTATTGGTGCGTACTTGAAACAACTGTCTGTGCCAAGAGTCCCCGTGAGTCCATTGGTTGACCTTGTGCCGCTTCAAATAATTCCAAGTCCATTTCGTCAACTTCATCAAGCCTTAATCGTTGAG